GAAAGCCTTAGCCAGCATACGTTTGAGGCTGTCCAGTTTCATTTTATTTTTTGGACAAATTGGACACGAAGCTCTGAAAGCCAAGCTGGGTAAGGCTTTGCGGGTTTTTGTGTTTGTCCAGTTTTTCTGGCATTGTTGGTATAAGGCTGACGTACAGACAGAGGCCGTTTATGGCTATATCAAACCCAAATATTGCAATTGATCAACTACTAGCAGAGGTACAGGCTAGATCTTATGAACTGTGTGTTCAATACGGCTGGACTCTCAGCTCGGTAATCCGCAGGGCTTCTCATGCCTCAGTGTTTGCGGAAGAGATAGAAATCGTAGTTCAGCCTCCTTACGGAGAAAGGTTTCATAGAGTAGTTCAGGTATCCCTTGATATGTTCTACCTGAATCGGACGGCTATACCGGAAGCAGCTAGAGGATATGTAAGAGAGTTAGAAAGAGATATGGCACAGTGGAATCAAAGACAGGCAGATCGCCTGAGAGAGCAGGAAGCACAAAGACGAAGGGCTCAAGGTAGAGAAGATCCCCCAATTACATTTAACTCAGGAATGGCTAACACCGGTACTTACCAGTTCAACTGGGATCCAGGGGATACTCCGGCTCTAAGACAAGAAGCAGAGCGACTTCAAAATGAGTATGTCCTAAACCAGACTTCGGCTACTCAATGGGTAACGGATCATATGTCAATAAACAATACACCTTACGTCACGATGACGCCGGGACTTGGGGGTACTTGGCAAGTAAACCCGAATCAAACAACGATTCAAATGGATCAGCATAACCCTCCGGTAACTGCTGACATGGTTAAAAACATCCTGGCTGAAGCCTTGCGAAATCTCGACATTCGCATTTCTATCGATCACAGTGACGGCGAAGTTGAAGTAGAAGTTGAAGTTTCCTATAACGGCGAAGTTATCGCCTCAGACTCGGACCATGTTTCGATATGACAAACACAGTAATTCTCTATCACAAAGACTGCATGGATGGTACCGGCAGCAAATATGCAGCATGGAAAAAGTTCGGGGATAAGGCTATTTATTTAGCCTGTCAGTACGGTAAGCCTTTGCCTGATTTTGAGCGTGGATCAGAAACTGAAGTATTCTTTCTGGACTACAGTACCTCTAGGACTGAATTAGAGGCCCTTGGAGAGGCTTGTGGCAAGGTTGTGGTACTCGACCATCATCAGACCGCACGAGAGGCTCTGGAGGGCTGTAATCACCCCAAGGTAGAAGTCGTGTTCGACATGAAGCGGAGCGGTGCTGTAATTGCATGGAACTACTTCCATCCCAACGACCCAGTTCCGATGCTGTTGCAGTATGTTCAAGATAGGGATTTGTGGAAGTTCAAGTTCGGGAATGACAGCAAACTTATTCATGCTGGCCTTGGAACATTAAAAGGCAACATGCCTCTTTGGAACAAATACGCGTCTAATGAGAATGTTCTACAAGACCTTGTGGATACTGGTGAAATCCTTCTTGAACGTGACAAAGCTGCAGTCGAAGCTCAAGTCCCCGCAAATGTCAAGGTTGTAAACTGGGAGGGTTATCGTTGTGGTTTTATTAACACAGGTCAGCTTGTGTCAGAGATGGGCCATGCGATGTACTCTGATGAAACGTTGAACGTTGACATTGGGATATGCTGGTTTGTACTCAATGACAACACTGTGATTCTATCGTTGCGCTCAAAACAGGGCTCAGGCGTTGATGTCAGCGCAATTGCCAAGAAGTACGGTGGTGGTGGCCATCCTAACTCAGCCGGTTGTCGTACAACGATAAGGGGTATCAAAGCGATTCTCGAAGGCGAGTGATCGTTGTTTGCAAGAGATTGACTATGTAGTACAATCTCTTTTTATCTTTTTAGTAGTGGACTCAAATGTCGAATTTAACAGCAGAACAACTGGCAAAGCTTCTTTTCCCCAAGGGACTGCCGGGTATGGATAGGATTGACCACGCAGAAGCGATGCTCACGCCAGAACAACAAAAACAGATTGAAGAAGAAATGAAGAGAATGGAAGCGAAGTTGAATATTCGAAATGACCAGATTAATGAGTCGGATACAAAACCTGCTTTTTGGGATGTAGCCAACTCAGTTCCTTCGCCTATTCCTGGAGTTAATGCTCCGTTTGGCTATCCCCCTTCTGAAGTACCTGATGAAGCAACCAAAGCATTTCTTCATGAATTAAATAAAGAGCCTCAACCTGAACGTCAATCAGCGCATGGCTTCCTCGAAGAAGCTTCCAGTGCCATGAAGCAACGTGCAGCTTTGCGTGACGCAGAAGATGGTGAGCGCACTGCAGCGCAGATTGCAAAGGTGTTCAACGCTATTACTGGGCATGAGCTTAGTGAGGCTGATGCGTGGACATTTTTGATGTGTTTAAAGATTGTACGTTGTAGGGCTGGAAAGTACGATAGAGATTCGTACGTTGATTTGGCAGCATACGCGGCTTTGCTTGGAGAATCGGAAAGTGTCAATAGGAAACGGCAATAGACACGGGACAACCTATAAAGTAGGCGAAATTGTGAACACGGTTTGTGGTGACATATTGATACTTGAAAACAATACGGTTAATCGCAGACTTAAAATTCGTTTCTTAAATACGGGAAGCGAAAAGACTGTTCACAGTTCTACTTTGACCCGAGGTAACCTTAAAGATGATTACGTGCCTAATATATGTGGTATTGGTTACATAGGGTCAGGCGTATTTTCGCATAAAACCCACCCCAAACTTTATGATGCATGGACCAGTATGTTTAAACGATGTACTGATTCTAAAAATTATCCCGCGTATAGAGGATGCACTGTCGATCCCGCTTGGCATTGCTTTCAAAACTTTGCTAAATGGGCTTCCGACAGCGGATGGACTGAAGGGATGCAAATTGATAAAGATCTTAAAAATCCTGGCAATAAAATATACGGTCCAGAAAGTTGCTCTATTGTAGATCGTTTTACGAATACCCAGGAGATGATAGCTAGACGTATTCCTGAAATGGTAAAGGCTTATTCAGTTATACATGTGGCTACTGGAGCAGTCTATCGTGGCACAAATAGACGTGCTTTTATAAAAGAGTACAATTTGAATCGAAACTTATTTCACAGACTAGAGTCTGGTAAATCAAAAATAGCAGAAGGGTATTCACTTTATAATGACTAAACAAATGGTTAACAAATGTGTAGAAGGTATCTCTAGATACGATATGGAAGGTTCTCTCGGAAACCTAAAAAAGTTCATAGAAAATCTCATTGAAAAGTATGGTGAAAAAGCCGAGTTTGATACTTGGATTGAAGGCGACTATGAATTCAAAATCTACGCAACTCGTGAAGAAACCGATGAAGAGTATGCCAATCGGCTAGTCGTTGAAAAGAAACAGGCAGAATACAGTGAGAAAGTACAACGAGCTCAGTACGAAGAACTGAAAAAGAAATACGGATAAGCAATGAACGAACGAAGACTTACACAACACCCAGATGGTACTATAACTGGAGGATTCATTCCTAAACAAACTATGAGCATCGGAGCTAACGCCAACGCTATAAACGATGTTCTTCAAAACGTAAACGTAGCTTCTACGTTGTTTCCTTCTGCGCCTTCTCTTACTGCTCAACAACGCCTTACTGAGCTAAAGAAAAAGATTGCAGAGTATAAAACGTTGCTCAGCATCGTAACCGACGCTACTACAAAGAATTTCGTGCTTCAGCTCCTCAGTAACATCGATTCAGAGCTAAGTCAAATCCAGACGGAAATCGGCAAAATCTCTGTACAACCGCAGTATCCGGTTTATCCGCAACCGTCTTATCCTCCGTATCAGCCAGGCGTAGTCTACGATACGACTGGACCTCTGATCGGTGGTATAAAACAGCCTGACCTTAGCTTTACTACAACCTGTGTTGGTAAAACTTGCGTAACTTATCCTACTGCCGGATTGCCGCAAAACCAGAGCTTGTCAGAAACAACTCTTACCAACGTAAAAAAAGTAGTGTGGGATGAAGGCATGCCCCAAGAATCAATTCAATACATTTCTGAAGACGGTAAATAAACAATGACTATCGCAGCTAAATTCCTCGAAGTACAAAACGAACTCAACCTCAAACTCAGTCCTGAATGGAAAGAGAAAGGCTGGAACTATTGTGATGCAATGTTCACCGAAGCTACTGAGGCTTTCAACCATTTGAACTGGGAATGGTGGCGTGCTACTGATCGTGTGATTGACTGGGATCAAGTCAAGCTGGAACTTGTTGATGTAGGCCACTTCTTGTTTAGTGAAATCATGGCTCATGGCTACGAAGAAGACTTCATCCAGCAGATTAACTATGCAATCCAGGATGAAAAGGAGTATGACTTTGTAGAAGGAGCGATGAATGTAGATCGGGTCAAGCGCGGGTTCAAAGCATTTATCCGAGCTGTGCTTAATTATAATTTGGAAGGTCGTGATCCCTCTTACTTCGCAAATGTACTTGACATTTTCATCTCAAACATCTGGAAGCTCGGCCTGACCATTCCTCAGTTTTATACCCTGTTCATCGGCAAGGTTTGCCTGAATCAACTTCGCTGGAAAAACGGGTATAAGAAAGGTGTCAACGAAGTAGGACGCTTGGCTAATCCTGAGTTCTACATCAAGAACTGGTTCGGTGTCGAAGATAACGTTTGGCTTGCAGAGAACGCGGCTTCGCTTAATCCTAAGGCTGAGGATTTTAAAGAACAGCTTACAGCTAAGCTTGAAGCACAGTACGCAGAAGTATATCGAACTGCCTGGGAAATCCGGGAATTCGACGATGCTTTGTAATTCGTAGGTAACTAGAAATTAGCCCGCTTAGTCGGGCTTTTTGGAGTTTTGAAGATGTCGTACAACAATCGTCATTGGCATGATAATGTTGATGATCCTGATAAGTACAGGAAGAAAGATGAAGTGCTGGATGAGGACGCAGAGACTACAACTCTGAAAATCGAGTTTGATGTTCTGTTTCAGTATTACGAAGATAGGGTGAAGGTTACTCTCAGCAATCCTGAGTTTGATGGGGAGCTTACTTTTGAAACGACAACTGCCAACAAGGCAAGACAGATTCTGGATGACCTTGAACAAGGAGAGAATGAGGATAAAGCACCGGTTAAAGCTGAGTCTCCTAAAGCAGTGCCGCCTGTATCCTACCGAATTGAGCCATCTAGACAGACGGTACAGCCTCAACCTAGAGTTGTCCAAAACTCTACATCGGTGCAGCAGGTTACAAAGCCGGTCGAGGTCGACGTCCAAAGCACTGCTCAGGCGCAGCTTGTTGAATTACAAAAGCAAGCAAATCCTTTCTTCAGTATAGCTTCAGACATTGCTGAAATTGTGAGGCTTGGCTCCGAGTTAAAGCCGAAGATTGATCGTATCAGAGACAAAGGGTAGTAATGAAAAAGCCAGGTTTATCGCCTGGCTTTTTTTAGCTTGTTGAAGTTAGGTAGCTCGTACGTTCTTGATATAAACGTCGCCCAAGAATTGAGAAACCGTCAAGTAGACTCTGCATGTAGCTGCGAAAGGCGGGGCAATCACAATACCGCCATTGATAGCCACAGCTCTTGTTCTGCCTGAAGAGAAGGTAGGAACCGATGCGTCAGCGTATAAGTCAGAAAGTAGATATGTAGTTCCAAAGTCTGACGTAGGTGTAACGAGAGCGCCTGAGTAGTCATAGAAACGTACAAACACACGAACGCCAAGGTTACCTGTAGTTCCATCAGCGTACACGTCGCAGTTAGGATAGAAGATCTGTCCCGGAGTACACACAAACGTATCAACCGTGTGGAACGTAATGGTTGACAGGCTTGCATCTGTGCCATGCAAGTGTAATGATTGACCTAGTGTAGAGGTCTGAATGTCACGCACATCAACGCTTACGATAACGCCAGTCCCAGTATCTCTAACCCAATATGTAAGTGCGTCAGCGCTTGTACCTAAGGTATTCGCTGTGAAGCCGTAGTCTCGACCAAGTGACTTCGAGCGTGAAAGAACCCCGTACCATGAACGGAACATAACGCCATTAAGCCCTACGAGTTGAACGTTGTCATCAATGATAGGCGTATCAGCCAAGTAAGGACGAATCGTGTAAAGAAGATTCATGCCATTAATAGCGAGACGCATTGTATTGGCAGAATTACCTTTGAACAACGTACGGCTTGGTGAGCATACTACGGTTGACGTGTTAACGTATGCCGTAGGCAAGATTTCCACAGCGCTAAAGATTACTTCCACATATTGGCCTGAACCGGAAGCGTCGACAACTGCACCGTCAAAGGCTTCGATGTGAGCGTTAGTAACTTTAAGGCTTGTGTAGCGACCTTGAGGACCGAACAGGAACGGGACTGTGTGATAGTCAAATGAGCACCCGATGAATTCGTAGTTAAAGCCGTCGCAGTTGTGGTACAGAGCATTAGAAGCCGCTGCGAATGTACAGTTGATGAACGTCATACGCTCACCACTGTTCATAACCGAGCCGGAAGCCAAGCTTACGTAAACGCTTTCATTTTGATTCTGTTCGAAGCGGCAATCCTTCCATGTGATCAGGTAGGTATTGATCGGATCATACTTTAACGCACCTCTCCAGCCAGTAACGATAACGCCTTCTCCGCCAGTGTCACGGATAGGACTAGACGAGGTTGTAGTGTTGCCTACTACGATGCCCCAACCCGTCGATGTAGCTTTGCCCGGACCTTGAATACAGATAGTTCCACGTGTTCCATTCAGGAACGAACTCTTCGTACCAAACTTCATGTTACCAAGAGGAATCGTAGTCTGTTCATTTCTGCAAACGATACCGTTCTTTGAAGTATCAACAAGACCTGAGAAGTCCAAGGTCACGCTTCCTTCTGACATGAAACGTGTCCAAGGAAAGATGTTGATCGTGTCCGTGAGCTTGTAAATACCCGACGGGATCATGATTGAAGGAGTAGGATATCCAGAGTTTTGTGTAGTGACTATGTTTTGTACATAAGCAACTGCTGCTTTGAAAGCATTTGTATCATCAGCGGTGCCATTCCCCTTCGCTCCAAAATCTCCAACACTGATGTGATCTGAAAGTTTTTCATGCAGGGATCTATCAACGCCGCCTATACCAAGTAGGGACGCTGTGAATTTAATGAGTTTTGAACCAGGAAAAGTAGCCATGTTATTGTAAGGTTAGACTCTTATTTTAATGGAGTCAGAAACGAAAAAGCCGGGACTAAGCCCGGCCTTATTTAAACAGTTAAATCTTAACCAAGGTACGAAACACGAATACGCAGTGCATAAGCAGGAGTACCCGTTGCGCCAGCTAGAGCCGTTGCGTAGGTAATGTTCTGGCCAGCAGCCGAGTAAAGCGTGAATTCAGTCGAAATCTCTGCACCTAGAACCGTAAGGTTTGCGGTACCAGACGTTTGGCTTAGTGCTGCAACGCCGTTGTTACTTGCGATGGTGATGCCTAGCGTACCAGCAGTACCGACCGTAGTGACGATACCGTCAACAGAAACACGATACATACCAGCAGCGGGCGCAGCGTAAAGCGTAGTAGCATTGATAGCTGCAGCTTGTGCAGTGAGGTTAACCGGAGCGATAGCAACTGTAGACGCTACCGAAGCTACATGAGCGATAACCATCCAGTTAGTGCCGTCACTTTGAAACGTTACTTCCTGGTATTGGTTAACCAGTTGATACGTTGAAGCTCCGTCAATCGTTTGGCTATTCGACGTTGAAACCGTAACAACGCCAGTTCCTTGATTCTTCAGAACAACTTTGATACCAGGAGTAGCATGAGCGTCTCCAAGGGTGTAAGCCCCTGCAGAACTGCCTGTGAAAACTACTGTTCCAAGTTCGTCGTTCGGGAAGCTTTGTACATAATTGAAAGTCATTTGTATTTCCTAAAAAGAGAAAGGGCTTTAGGCCCCGCTATATTTTAGACTACAGGCTTCCGCTGGCCGTTTCGATCCAGGCAGTGCCTGTATAGATGAAATCAGCCCAGGTGCTTATCGAATTGAGGATCTTTAGACCCGTGCCGTTAGAAACGGTAATTGAAAATTCTCCGGTTGCGGATGCGCTACGAACTACTCTGACCTTAAATCCCTGAGTCGAACTTGTCGACAACGTTGCAGTACGATTTGCAGTGATTGGGGCGTTGAACACGACAACAGTATCCCGAGCTACTGGAAGGGTAGAATTAGCATCACCCACTGTAAGTACTGAAGTAGTAGAGAATGCGTTTACGGATCCTGCATTTGACCACTTGATTTCAACGGAACTAACCCCTGTTGGAATAACTGAGCCAAAAGTAACGACGTTACCGTTCAACGTGTAGGTTGTAACGTTTTGGTAGACACCGTCGAAAAAGATCCACAAGGAGTTGATGGTTGCCGGGGCGCTACTAAGTGTAAGCGAAGTCGTTACATTGACTGTAAAGTCTGTTCCTGCAATGAAGTCTTGTGAGGTAACACCGCCTGCAGAAATAGAAGCTGCAAGAATGTCAAGCCCAGCTTGGAGCAGAACATCATTCGATGCCAAATCCTGGAGGGGACGATTGTCCACTGTGTAATGGTATACGTCGTCAGCGGTAAGATATCTGACAGTGTTTAAGGTTACTAGGCTCATGGTTCTGTTGTTAAGTAAAAAGTGCCGTGTTAATAGCACCCGATGTTTGGATTAATTGATATCCAATAGGAGTTTCATGCGTACCATCACCTGTCAACGCCTGACCGTTTAGAATGTTCCAGATACCACTATTACGAGAGGTTTCAAACACATCTGCTATTTCAAAGTAATTCCACAAAGGAGCCGGTTTTGTTCTAATGATGTCATTCAAAGCAGTGCGTTGAGGATTCGACGCTACTACAGTTTGGTTAGCAGTTGTGACCCATACATCTGTAGAAGTCGTAACAGGCGGAATAGTCGACTGTGAAACTTTTTGTGATGGGAAGAGGGCATACGCACTAGCCAAAGCTGCTGAGATTACTGCAGCAGTACGACCAGCTGTCAAGTCGTTAATACCATATTCAAAGTGAACGTATTGGTGATACTGCGCAATTCTTGCACGGAACGTATGCTGAGCATTAAAATTTTGAATCGTATCTGTTTCACAACCAAAATTAGTATAGGGAAGTGCGTGTCCAATAGAACGGGCAATTTCTCCAATGCCCCAGTATCCGAAATCACATGCAGCAGTAGCTGCTGTACCATCTGAACGTCCCGAAGCTCGGCTATCTCCATAGATTATAACGCTCGGTACAGATGACTTACCGAGAATAGCTACCGGGAATTGTGCGAACGCACCGCCTGTTGTTTGACCACCTGATAAGGTAGTACCTGTCAAGAATGCACGAATGTCAGTAGTCAACGCTGTAAGCTGTGCATCCGTCCAGTAATATGATACTGCTGGTTCTGCCAGCGACGTAGTTCCCGTCGAAGATACAGGCGGGTTAATAGCAGAAGGGTACGTAGCGATATGGTTTACGAAAAACCCAGCCCCTTTTGGGATAGCCACTTTAATAAAATCTGTCTTTATTTCCTGGCCACCAGGACATGGTGCAGACTGAGACGATGCAACGCCTGTTACATTGCTCCAGGTTGCAATCGTAAAAATACCAATAGGGTATTCAATAGAAATATATTCGGTGCTAGTTACACTTGTAGCAGTTTCACCGATGTTGTTTGCAAGCCAGTTTGCAACTACAACCTGAATTCCATCTGATGACTGAATATCATCGCCCATATTAATATGGTACGTACGGCTTCTAATACCTCTAGCAGCAGTAGCAAATGTCTGATAATTGTTACGGCAACGTGTGGCAATATTACGCACAGTTTGACCACTCGGAGTAGAAGAACCGCCACTACTGCCCAAATTCGCTAACTTGGCTAGCTTTTTGAAATCACCAAAACTTACGCTCATTGCTTCACCCACGCGCTTTCACCGGTCAACGTCGTGCCGGAATAGGTATAAGTTTTGATCCAGGTACCAGAATTATCTGTTACGGTATCGGTAGTAAGGTTACTAGATCCGTCGTAACCGTAGGTATGAGACATAGAACCTGGGCTAATAAGGTTGGAACCAGTTGAGTCGAATACTAACTCAACGAATATTCGTGTGGAGGCGGGGGAGTAGGACATGGTATTTCTCTAAAGTTGTGCTCTTATTTTACTTGATTAGCTTGACGAACCTGGCAAAAAGTCATTCATAGTCCAAGGTCCATTTGGATTCTCAGGCAAAGGCCCTTGCTTATGCATATACATCTGAATATCTTGAAGCCTGAAGTATAGCTGACGCGCAGTTTTGTATGGACCTTGTGCTGCATCATAAGCTGCTCTTTGAGGAGAAGCCAGGATCGTATTAAGCGTATTTTGGTACCCAGTAGGATTAGTGCTCTTGTCTATGTTTGCCCAATTAAGTGACTTCATCAATGCATCCAGGTTCTGCTTCGCAGTAGCGAATGCTGACTGAGTAGAAGTAGCGACAGCCAACTGAGATTCGACTTGAGAGTCAATAGCAGACAGTTGTCCAGAAGTACAGCCTGAGGCTGTGAAATTATTCGGATCGGACGACGGAGTGTTAATAGTCGGAACCGTAGTAGTTGTCGTAGCTGCTGGATCAGGACCAGATACCGGAGTCGACGTAGTATTCTGAGCGCTCATCCATGTTTGAGTCGATTGAGAAGCTACAGCTAGCTGTGACGTAGAAGGGACTTTCGTAGGATCGACAGTCTTTGCGATAACCGCTGATACAGCTGCAGGTTGGGGCTGGGCGCAGAACGTTGCAAAAGCACAAGCCTTAAGCGAATTAACGCCGCTTGTAAAAGCTGAGCTTGCAGCAGTGAATTGGGCGGTGACTGCGGTATTGGCAGAAGCTACGGTTGAATTTAGACTGTTCGCTGCCGTAGTCATTGAACTGAACGTACTGCTATTCGTTGACATGAACGAAGTGTAAGCCGGGTTAGTCATTTGCCCACCACTGCCGTCAGGAATAGTTGCAGGAGGAATCTTACTAGCAAGAGAGGTAAGGGCAGCTGTTCCCGTACCAGTTACGCCTGAGACTGACAGAGCGCTAGTACCTAGTGTATTAATGGAGTTGGTTACAGAAGTCTGGAGATTCGTAACCTGTGTCTTAACAGTGTCGATAGCCCCGAAGTAAGCCTGAAAAGATGTAGATCCAGCTGTAGTCGGAGCAATACCTGGCGTTGATGCCATAGCCATTTTACTTTCCAGCACATGTACTGCTTTCATCGCAGGTAGAGCAACGCTAAGCTGGGAAAGTATGGAATTCCACTGAGTAGTCGCAGACGATACCATCGAATTGATAGTAGTGGATGCTATCGACATACCTGGGATAGCGGAAAGACTAGCCAGAGGCCCGCCATGACTTGTAATCGATGCAAGACCTGGAGTTACCACATCCACGATTGCTGTTCCTGCAGCAAAAGCTGCGATAGCTGTTGTTAGATTTACGCTCATAATTATTCTGTTGTTACTGTATCGGAACCGGTAATTGTTGTCCCTTCACCACCTTCCTGCACTGTGACTGGATCTCCAACGCGGTGAATTGCAAGGTTATCTGCCGTTGATATATCAGAGCCTGCAACCGCTGTAAAGTGATGATTGCAATCAGTCACGCCTACATCACCAACCCGGACTATGCCTAGATTGTCAGCTTGGCATACATCAGAGCCAGAAATCCAGACCCCTGTGAATTGGCGTGGATGGTTTGGAGCAGACGCTCTACATGTTCCACTTACAATATCGTTCACCCGCGCAACGCCTTGACCCATGATTATAACGTGCTCCCGTTGATAGTAATAAACCCTTCAATGAACTTGGCTCGCCCACCAGAGGGTGAAATAAGGAACAACGTGTAAGCGCCTCTATTCCAATTCAAACCAGTTGTTTTATCGCCAGAGATATTCACGGTCACAGTCCCGGCGTCCCCGCCAAGTACGATTTCACCTGTCGTCGTGCTGAGTTCCAGAACGAAGTCAGGATTAGCATAAGCGTTGTAATTACCGTTCATGGCGATACGTATCTTCATGTCTGCTGAATAGTCAGTCAGAGAAATAGGCAGTGTCGTAGAAGGGTCTGCATAAACAAAAGACTCCGAATAATCGGAGCCCTCTGTTAGTTCAATGTTAAAGAAGTGTCTATGTGTCATTTAGTGCAACCATCAAGTGCTGCTTTAAGTTTTGTACTGTACGCATTCAAGTGGTCGTTCTCTGCTGCAAGCAGCGCCAGGTCGTTGTAAAGTAGATCACCCTTTTTGGCGTTATCGAAATCGTACGTTGGAGTATCAATTTTTGGGGGACTACATTTAACAGGAACCGGAACTTTCACTACTTTAGGAACGTACACAACTTGAGGCTTAGGTGCTGCGCATGCAGTTAAAGCCAAAGCCAGGATTAGAATAAGTTTTTTCATTTTGAGTTGCCTAGTTGTGACTGACGGTTGTCAATAAGTGAGTTCATCAATGCCACAGAATTTTTATAGTCATCTGTACCTACGGGCTTTGCATTAAGAACCGCAGAAGCATGCTTGTCATACGTAGAAGCTTTTACTTCTGCAACAGCTACAGCCTCACTTGAAGCTTGGGTAGCAGCAGCCTCTGAAGCCTGTACTGCACTAACTCCAGCTGTGCAATCACTAGCTGCACTTTGAAATTCCTGGGAAGCAGTCTGAACTGCTCCGAGTTTTGTGTTCAGGCTTTCTATTTCTTTTTGTTTCGACTGGTTACTAAGATAGCTAACGCCGATAATAGTACAAAGAGCGACAATAATCGAAATGAATACGATGTTGATAGCCCCGCTGAAGAAAGCCTTAATTCCTGTTAAAGATAACATTTGTTTTCTCTTATAAGTTACTGAGTTTCATTACGCATTTTCAATCCAACAGACACGCCTAGAGCTGCGTACCCACCTGTCAGGACAGCAAATGTATTCGCCATGCTTTGAAGATCAAAATGGCCGTGATACATAAGTATACTATATCCTATAACGAAAAATAGAATAGCCGGTACGCTTATAGCGGCTGCGAAGAGTCTAATTGGACAGAGTGACTTACCGTCATTCTCTGAAATAAGACTGAAAATTAAAGATCTGATAGTCATTTTACTTTGTTAAAAATAGTCCAGCTTCTGCGTTTCTACGACGTGTAAGTCCGTCGACAACTTTTCCGCCAGCCTTGTTCCAACGTGGAAACTGAACTGCGACAGTAGCAGGAGAAGCACCTGCATTAAGTAATTTTAAGAGCGTGGATCCAGCTAGACTAGCTTCGCCCAAGTTATATGCAAAGCTTACCAATGCTCCAAGTTGATTAGACGTGACTGGGACTTTAATTAGAGCCTTGATTTTAGCTTCGAACTCATCGTAGCGTCCTGCAACATCTGCATCGGCTTGAGCTTGGGTAATAGTCAAGCCTGGCCAAACTTTTACACGTTGACCAGAACTGTTCAGCCACAACGTTTCACCGTAGCCAATCGTCCAGACGCCAACGATGTCCTGATACGCAACGAGCTTGCAACCTTCAAATTCTTTGACAAGGGGTAGACCTTCTCTCATAACAACTCCAAATTGTAAAAATAAAAAATCCCAGATAATCAGATTATACTGGGATTTTAGATGAAGCGCACTAAACTTGTTACCTTCCAGTCGCTATCCATGTTCCTACGCTGTTAATACGAGTAGAAGCTGTACTCCAAACAGAGCCGGAAAACCCCGTAGTGGTAAGAACTCCAGTAGTTGTAGCAAAGTTTCCAGCCCCAGCAGAGGTATATGCATTAACAACCACATTTTGAGCAGCAGTCGGAAATGCAAGAGGGAAAGTAACTGCCGTGTCAGCAGAAGAAGAACCTGAGAAAGTTCCCCATTGTATAATAAGTCCACTCGGAAATTTCTGGTATCCGGCACTTAATAGCGAAGCTCCAAATCCAGCAGAACTTCCTAGCTGAACGGTACCCCCCGTCAGATACCACTGACTACTACCCATATATACGAATACTGCGTTGTCGCCAGAATTTAAAGTAATAGAATTTAGACTATTAGAATAGTTAGCAGAAAAAGTATCTGAGCCTTGACGTTGGACAACATTTCCAGCTCCACCACTTGTAAATTCAATACGGGTTCCTATTACTGCTGTTGAAGTTAAAGGCATAGTTACTGTCAAACCAGTGCCTTGAATATTACAAATAGCACCTGCGGCCTGAGCTACTGTAAGCGTAGAATTTGTCGAAATACCGACATTGGTAGCTAACTGAAGTCCAGAAGATTTAACCCACGCAGTCGTAGCAACGTTAGTGCTATTATCAAACTGCGGAGGAGTTGCTGTTGAAGCGTAAGTTGAGCCTGCAGTAAACAGGTCTGTCAAATTACCTAAATTTCTTGTACGTGCCATTATTTAATCCTTAGTTGCCGACTGCCATGAAGTGGCCTTGAACAGACGCAGCTCCAGCGGCTAAAACAGGTGCGCTCCCACCCACCGCGCTAAAAGCGTTCCAGTTAAAACCTGTCAAGTTTTTATTGTTAAGCGTGGCGTAAGCCTGTTGGTTACCTGTAGCCTGTAGGCCAGTAAGCAATACCGCAAAACAGTTTGCTGGGAATGCCAATGGAAAAGTTCCAGTGCTCGTAGTACCTGCAGCACAGCTAATAGGACCCCATTGAATAAGGATCCCAGTCGGGAGTCTTTGATACCCGGAAGTTGTTTGAGATGCTAGGAATGCACCTGAAAATCCCAACTGAACAGATCCGCTAGTTGCTACCCAAACACCTGGACTTCCATATACCAATTCTAAGGTATCTCCGCCTGATAGAACTATACTATTAACGCTGTTACCATTCATTTGAATAACGTCAGTACTAGCTCTTGCAATAGTTGCACCTGCGGTAGTCGGAGCCCAAAACTTAAAAACTGCGCCTATTGGACATGTCGATGCGGTAGGTAAAGTAATAGTAAATGCAGGGGTCCCTGTTAACCAAAACACTCCACCTGCCTGAGAAGCAGTAAGGGTAGTATTAGCACCTAATAGGGTAACTCCAGAATACTGTACCCCCTGTTTTTGAACAAACGCGGTCGTAGCCGCACGGATCGTATTATCGAACTGAGGTGCAGTCGTAGTTCTTGAAGCGCTTTCTAGTGCGATAACCCAGTTCGTAACCACGTTCTGAACAAGGAAACGTTCGCCAGGAAGAATCGAGACTGAAGAGAATGCTGATCCGAGCAGAAGCGCAGTATCAGAACCATTAGTCGTGATAGTGCAGGCAGCGCTGGAGTTGTTGAAGACCGAGTAGCTCTTTGACGGGAAGTTTACGCCATCAAGCACTGGGAGCGTAATAGTGTACCCGCCTGCCCCAGAGATCATGAATTGCTTATCGTATGTTGCCGCACCAGCGCCAAGCGTTGTTGTACCAACGATGTTGACAACAGCTTGCTGATTAGGAAGCGTGGTTGGATATAAAGGTAGACCGAAATAGCTCATAGTTTAGTTATTAAAACAAACTACGAGCCATCATTGTTGAATGCCCGTAGTCGTGTGTTCTTTCTCAATGAATTTTAATACTTTCTCTTGAGTTAGACTGGTTCCAGACCCAACTATGTTTTTAACATAGTAAGCGATAGCCCACACCATCAGGATAAAGACGGAAGTATTAAGGAGTAGTTCACTGGGTTGTACGATTTTATAGCCAAGTATAGCAAGGCTATAAACGTTGCTCAAAGCCGAGACAGACAGTAGCGTCAGGATATACCTGAGCGTTGTGAACCATTTGCTTTTGATGCCTCGCTTCTTGATTGAGAATGCGAAGAAGAAACCGCAAAATCCAAGACCCGAAGAAATCATCAAGTTCAGAAGAAGCGGTAAGTTGGTAGTTTGGATCAGTGCCGAAATAGCGTCGATCATTATTTTTCCTCAGAAGAATTCGGTCCTTCGTAAGTGTGTGCTTCTGAACGACGGTCTTCAACGATGACTTCTACACGAGCACCGCGTTCAGAACCTTCATATGCACCACGAGTAACCTTCTGCATAAGCTGATCAACTGCTTCTTCGCCTCTTTTGTCTAGCCATTTAAGGACAGCCCTGATGACATACACTCCAATGGCTCCGAGAGCCCAGGAAAGAGCTACGACACCTTCTGTAGAATGCACATTAGCATTATCAGCTATCCACGGACCCATAAAAATAGCAAACGAGGATCCAACGATAGCCATAAAAAGAGCGTTTTTGAAGCTGGTTTTATTTTGATCGCTTAATGCAAGAATAGGAACAACTGAACCGAACACACCTGCTAAGATGGTCCATGCTTTTGCAATAGTAAAAATTGCACCAGCAGATGTTGTAACTGGCTCAGCCATTATATTCTCCTAATAATTTAGCGTTTATGCCGAAGCCAATACTTCGAATTTCTTTACAGTTTGTAACTGATCAGTAACAGCGCCAGGCCACGGAATGGACGGTAATCCTACGGGAACCCAACCGGCTTTCTTATATATTGTAGCTGATAATGCGCTGCATACTAGATCTGAGCCATCTGTTTTAGGTAGAGGAATGCCAAACACTTTGTAACCAAAGATGCGTACACAATCCATAAAACCGTATGCAATACTTGTTCCAAGTTCAGTCCAGATTACACTTTCGCAAGTGTCCCTGTTTACGGGACAGTCGAACACGTCAAAGTCGTAGACTGCTTCTTGTGAAAGCGGTGCGAGGTTACAGCCACCAGCATTGGTTTGAGCCAATAGAAGACGACCGCCCGACCAAATAGCAATACCTGTATGTGTATATGGGCTATTAGTCACGATACGTGTTGCAATAGGGAAAATACCGGAGCGGCGTTTCACTCCGATAAGGTCCCCGGTTTTAATCTGATTACGAATATCATCGTACTTCAAGAAAAACTCCAATTAGTTAGAAGAAGCAGCCCCTGCTGCATTTTGAATAGCTGTAAAGCCAGTCGTAGCTGTGGCTACAGCTGCTGTTACTGCTGCGGTAGTCGTAGCTGCATTCACTGCAACCTTAGCCGTGCGACGAACTGTCTCGATAGAAGCTGCAAGCGCAGTCCAAGCTGCGTATTGAGCAAGAATCGAGTCAGCAGCAGCTTGGGCTGTACCGCCGATAGCAGCAACTTCTGCCTGGACTAACCCTGGAACATCGCCGGTATAACCAGCAGTCTTAAATGCTGTAGCTTCATTGTATTTCAGAATATACGTAGCCACTTGACCGGAGTTAGCTGTGATGTAAACACCGCGCAGAGCTTCGGCTTCAGTGTCAATTTGTTTAAGACCTGAATCCTGGGCTTGTGAAAGAGTAGGTCCAGCAGGGGTTACAAGAACGGGATTACCGTTTGCGTCAGCACTAATAACTTGGCCAGAAGCTTGACCTTCAAGCAGGGCTTGCCACTCTTCTACAGTAATTTCTACTGCATCGTGAGGGATTTGATTACCAACGTGAATACCACTATCGTAGAATCCATTGGTTGACTGCGAGTAAAACATTGTCATTTTGTTTGCCTTAATTTATTACATTCAATATGGATATTATCCATTTTAATTTCCGTCTGCTTGCCAATAGAAAAGACACGTCTGGTTAAAAGTTGTAGCGGAACCATTCAAATCCCCAGAAGCTGTAAATCCGTTAGTAGTTCCACTTGAAGCCCTCATAATAGGACTGTACCCAGCGCTGCTATTAGCAGTTCCTACTGCAGTGCAAACGATTGATTTTATGCCGCCCGGAAAAGATACCGGAAATGAGACTGCGACTGAGGCTACGTTGGTACCACTCGCGGGAAGAGTTCCAAAACCCCATTGTCTGATATATCCGCTAGGGAATCTTTGATATCCATTAGATGCAGTTACTAATGCTGCACTTTGTCCTGATAAAATTAACCAACTAGCACCATCACATACCAATTGAATAGATGCTCCTGATATCAGGGAATAAGTAGAAGTTCCCGTATTTGCACAATAGATTAGCCCTGACGGAGTAGATAAAGTAACGTTTGATCCAGCAACAGCATTATAAAAAGTATATGTAGTCCCTACATTGGAGGTGGGAGCTGGTAACGTAATGGTACCCGATGTAAATGTGCCTCCAATTTCAAGAAAAGATCCAGTTTGACTTTGGGTAAGTGTAGTTGGATTGGTTATCACTGAGACTGTTTGAAAATTACCAAGCGCACGTTGCACAAACCCAGTTGTAGCGTATCTATTTGAGTTGTTAAACTGGTTTTGTGGCAGAGCATTAGCCATACCGTCAACGAGCACCATCTTGTCAAGAGTCTGATTATAGCGTAGCGTGATTTCGCTATTAACAAACCAGTCTGAACCAAGTAGAGCGCTGCCCCCCGCATTAGACACAATAGTCTTAGGTGCCAGGCCATTCAGGGTAATCGTAGGAGCAGTAATCGTGTTCGAAGCAACCGTACGAATCTTAATATCCATACCGTCTACAAACGATGTAAATGTCGGAGTTGTAACAGCGATCTGAGCATCGCCCGTACCTGTTGAAACACCAAAGTAAGGAACTAGAAGCGCATTGACTTGTTGTTGGGTGTAGACGTTTGCAATCTGTACTTGAGCACGAGAGATAACTTCAACGATATCTCCGACAGACGCTGCCGAAGCAAGAACGATATTAGCACCATCAGTGCCTGTAAACTCAGTAAATGGGTCGAGTTTAGCCCCGTTGAAATACACATCAACGTAACCTACCGAGTAGGGGGCTGAAAAAGTTGTTTGGCCAGCAGACGCAGTTAGACGAGTACGGTTTTCCTGTTCCCGATAGTCCGCTGCTGGTACGCCGTAATATTCCAAATCGACTGCCATGTTTTACCTTATGAAAGTTCAAGAACGCTAAGACTTACACCAATCATTGCCGCTACGTCAGCCGTAGCGTAGAGTGATTCTCCTGTGTTCAATACGATTTTAGGAGCTTTAGAAGCACCGCCCCAAGGAATAGGGATGGAATTAAGTTCAGTGTTGTAAGTCGTACCATCAAACTTTTCAAGAGTCAGATAGTGCATGTTATGGTTAGTAGCGTCGATATTCGGAAAGGTACCACTGAATACGATGCCAGTTGTACCGTTAGGAACCGGGCCATAAACCAAAGTACGTGAAGTGCCTACGGTAAGACCATTTGTTGAGTGTTTAAAATTCTGTGCCATTTAATTATGAACCAAGTAGAATTGCGTAAATCAGTCCGTTGTTTGCAGCAATGTTCAAAGCGTTGAGGTTCGATACTTCGCTTTGGTAAATTTGATACCCGTCAGATGCAGCCGGAACATTAGGCAATGTCGTTGCCCAGTTTATCGTGTTGCCCGATACTGAAGTAACTGCACGTACAAGCCCTGCGTTAGCACCAGTAATAAACTGAACGATGTACTTACCGGAGAACGGTTGATTCAAAATCGTAGAAGCATTGGTAATCGACATCGATGTAGTAGTACCGATAGCTGCTAGTGTTCCTGACGTAAGAGTCGTCGGATAATTTGTAAAGTTCCAGATTCCCGATGTGCCATTCGTATATGCAAGAATGGAGTTACCACCGTCATCAGTCGTGCCTGTAACGTAGCTATTAGAATCGGAAGCGCCCGGCGCTGATAGAAGATCAAGACTACCGATAGGGGCTACACGATCCTGCAGTCGTGCAAACGAGGCGTAGTTACCTGCTGTTACACGAAGTTCAATTCTTGTCGAAGCTTGGTACGTACCAGCTACAGTACTTTCTTGACCACGGACGCAGTTAATGAAACTGTTTCCGCTAACACCAAGAACTTTGATGATTTCGTACGTCGAACCGGTATCGATCGTTACGTAGAAATGTTGACCCGCTGTCGGATTCGGGAAAAGCGATGCGTTAGCAACCTGGATTGTCGTATCGGTCGGTTGAACTGAAGACGCTAGTGTCGTTTTGCAGTTGTTTCCGTATAGACGAGTTGATGTTGTCATAGTTAATTAATCGTAATTATTTGTGTAGAACTAGCGGCCAACTTCAAGGCTGCATTTAATGATTGAACGTTATTTGTAAGATTCTGTATAATTGAAGTTGAATCCGTTTGAACATCTACTATTAACACGGCTTGATTCGATCGAACAAAAGCATTTCCAAATTTAGGTATTGCAGAACCAGTCCAGCTTTGAAATCTAGTCAACTCTTCAGTATTAGCAACGCCATAGTAAGCACCAAGCTGGGTAGTACCGGTATTTTCATAAAGGAAAATATTTTGAGGTAAAAAGCCCCCCGGCAAAATCTGGGCAGTAATTGTATACTGATCCCCTTCAAGTTGCGTTTGGATCTGAAGCTGTGAGGAAACTGTCATGGTATAATCTTAGTATGAACTATCAAGCTATCTACAATACCCTTATTTTAAAGGCTCGCTCAAGAGAACTTCAAGATGAAATTTACTATGAAGTCCATCATATTTTACCACGATGCTTGGGAGGAGATGATTCTTCTGAAAATTTGGTGAAGCTGACTGCCGAAGAACATTACGTGGCTCATCAGTTGTTGGTGAAAATACATCCCGGTAATTACCAAATTCTCTATGCTGCATTGGGGATGTCTTGGCATCCGAATGGAAAACGCGTAAATAACAAGGTATTCGGATGGCTTAGGAAACAGTCGTCTGAACTCCAAAAGGGAAAGCCTAAGTCAGAAGAAAGCAAACGTAAGATGTCTGAAGCTAAGAAAGGTAAACCGCCCCATAATAAAGGTAAGCTTACGCCCGAAGAGACAAAAAAGAAACAATCTTTGGCAAAACAAAATGTTTCAGAAGAAACAAGAATAAAAATGGCAGAAGCTAAAAAAGGAAAAACTCCCCACAATAAGGGTAAGCCTCATTCTGAAGAGCACCGTAAAAAATTACGTGAAGCGTGGGTTAAGAGAAAATCAAAAACATCAGATGGCATCACGACATTTGAATAGTCCACTCGTAGTGGATGGAAAATTCTGTCGTCTTAGGTATGCCAGGGTACGTCTTTATATTAAACATATTTCCGGATGCTTTGAATAACCCTGACTCTGTAATAAGCTGACCATTGCCTGTACCTTGATCCACATCGGCAATAAATGTGACGGAAGGTGCAGCGTTATTAATCGTAAACGAGGTAGGGACACTTAAAAGCGGAGTAAAAAGCGAAGTCATAGCTTGGCTAACTGGCTTTGGAAAAAGACCCTGTGGATCGATACATCCGCCAGTTCCAACATTTAGAGTAACGATTGGATCCGACGTCTGATTAGCCACGTATAGGCTACTCAAAAGAACTTGTTTGGCCGTTAGCACAATAAGATTTTTCTCTTCGAAAGCGAGTTCCCTGCGTCCATCTGCGTATACTAGCTCTGCCTTAAGAACCCCTTCGAGTTCCATAGTGTTACGGAACTTCAAGCCTTTAAAAATTCGTTTCAAAAAATCTGTCATAGTAGTTCTTGTGCGTGAGTAATAACCGTGCCACCACGAGTAATGGTCACGTTTGAATTATATTTATCAGTGTAAGTATTTGGAACAATAACGTCGCCTGTCGAATTCTCGATAGCAGCCGCATTAATGTCGCTGACTACATTATTATAGCCCAAGTCACCGCCCCCACGAAGCGTATAGATAGGCGTGCCAATGCCGGAATGGCCTCTGGTCAAAGGCATTCCATAAGTAATAATAGCGCTATCCATTTCCGCAACTGGGAAGTACTGCGGTGCAACTACGTCCTGATTAGCCGTTACCCAATAAATTCCAACTGTATCTTCTAGAATACGAACGCCAAGCAGGTAATCTGCTACGGTAATATCGGCAGCAGTAGGGGCATACGTTGACTGCATACCTAACTCTGAAATAAGCGCCCCCAGGTATCCCACTGCGGGGTCTCTAAAAAATAGCTGGTTGAAATACGTAGCCAACGGGCTGATAGTATTTGATGTACCGCTGTCATTAACCGCGAAGGTGTTAATAGCCTGAGACCCTGATGAAGGATCGAACAGCTTGAAAACCCATTGCGCTAATGGCGGTACATCCGAACCGGTATTAATACATTTGTTCGCTACATCGTATTGCTTGGTGATGTAGAGGGGAATTACTTTCATTCCAGCAGGTTGCGCATACCACGACACAGCCTTGCCATTAGCCAGGGATACATCACCTGTTGAACGATTAAAGCCAACCATGTTTCTACGTACGTGGATCTGGTCATGGTTACGTTGCATCATTGCAGTAAGCCAGCCAGTTTCAATGGCCGTATTGGTACGGAACTGTGCTTGAGGGTTGATATATCCAACCACGCTTCCGCCGTTCGCAGTCAAAGGCGTACCATTGATAAGCGGATCTGTACCAAGAATCTTTGTAACCCACATTGGAACGTTCGAACGTAAGAATGTCGGGCAACCACGCATAATAGGGTCAGTAATATTATCTCTGTGGAAACGGGCGATAGGCCATTGAATCTTTTCGCAACGACTTGGGTCTACACGGTACGTAGCCAAATCATCAGTCAACGTAAGGTCTTCTTCTATCGAGGTCACAGACCACACATAGATTGGCTGCGTATACGTAGGCTTGACTTTGTTGATGATGTCAGATAACTGCTGGAAGGTCTGAATGTTCTTGAACGAATCAACCTTCACGTTAACCAGGAACGTGTGTTTCTTCAGATAGTTCTGCATGAGGTAATCGAAGTGACTACCTGTAGTAGCGTATCTGTCCTTTTGACCAGCAGGAAGTTGGGGAATAACTGAGGCCGGTATTTGCAGGTTAATCCACCATTCACCATCGCTCAGATAGTCCTGGATCTCGACCCACTGTGCAAGTTCCTGGCCTGTTACGATGCTATCGCCTGGGTTCACAGTCGGCTGAATACCAAAGGGAATCACGTACTGGTTCTGGTCAGTAATAACGATATACTCGTCAGTCTGTAAATAGTTACGAACGTCGAGAACCGTTTCATCTGCACGAGCCAGAGGCATACCTAAAACAAGGTTTAGACCTTTACGAACCAGATCAAGCGTTGGTCCGTTTACATAGACGTAATAAAGGCCGAAGACGAAGTTGTAGAACGTGTCGGTAGAATTCTCAGGAGCAACGCCAATGAGATTACCGTACATCGTGGAAATAAGCCTTTCGTCAATCGCAGCATCCACAAACCACATAGCGTATTGCTTGACGCCATTAATATCAGTGTTTGTAGAAAAGCCCATCGTGGAGATATCTGCAGCAAAGCGAACATTCACTGTTCCGTCAGTTGCAAGCTCCAGACGATAGTCGACATTCTCTTCCAGGAGTTTGGTTGGGAGAAACGGGCGGTTAGCGATGAATCGACTATCGACGATTGTTTTGGGTAGAGTGTATAGGTTTACTTGTCCTTGCACTGCTGAGGAAGCAGAGAGGATAACAAGCTCTATAGACGAGCCAGTAGTCTCCTGGATCGTTTCGAGACTGATAGTAGAGGTAAGCTGCAGGAACCTACTGTAAGCCTCTGCAGCGCCCTCTGTGCCAGCTTCAAGGATCAGGTTAAGTCTGTCTGTATCCTGGAACAAAACCGAGAAGAAGTCTGACAACCCATAGAGGTATGTCATGTTCGTCTGGTTCTGGCCGATATTCAGACCATTTTCTGTGAAGTTAGCACGAGTCATGTTTAAACAGTTTGGTTATTAGTTGTTACAGTGTTCAGTATAAAGATGTTAGTTCTATCATTCGGATCAAGGAAGTCAGTAATCGAGCCGGTTGTAGGGGTAATCAGGTCACGTGTAAAGTGCGTGTAGTTAATGCCAATCGGTGTTTTGATATTGGTAATACCAGCCGTATTCAATGATGAAGTCAGGTTAGAAACAATAAGCGTATCACCTGGATTCATCGTAGCCAGGAACGTCTTTACAGTGTCAGTAATTACAGTTGCATCTGGAGTTGTGCCATTATATGCCGTAACAGTAAGGTCAAGCAAATAGAAGTTAAAGCCACGAGCAAGTAAATCGCCGCAAAGAACACGATTGGTTGAGTTCTCCAGATAGCTTTGCACGCTATCCACGTTGTCAAAATAGTTAATCGTAAAGCTGGCTGTCTGGTTTGCATATAGAGAACCAAAGCTGATTACCAAGTCTTGACGTGAGCTGAAACCATAATCATTCCAAGGAATAACAGAGTTAACAACTGCGTTATTACCTGCCGGTCCGCTGATCGTAACGGGAACCGTGAATTGGAATTGATCCTTGTTAAGAGCATTAGAAATAAGCCACGTTCCATTAAAGCCAGCAGTCGTTGCGCCAGTAATAGTTACGTACCGGTTAGAAGTAATGCCGTGGTTAGGAACAGTCACAGTAACGGTAGTTCCGCTGCAAGTCATTGCCGAGATAAGCTGGCTCTGTGTGTACTTGTTAGTAACCGTGTATGGAACCGCGTATTGAATCACTGCCGCATTCGTAGTCGTAACCGATCCACTTGTCCAAAGTCCAGGCATAACAATATCAAACGCATTAGCGCTGGTTACATTGACGCTGAACGTTCCGCTAATACTCGGGTTACCGATCAGCATTGGCGAGCCAGTACCTGCACTTGCGATGTTAAAGGCTACGAAGTAAATGAACGTATTAGCATCGATAACAGTTATCGTATAAGTTCCGTTGTACGTAGTCGGAGTCACGCCAGAGATAGTTACAGACGTGCCGTTAGTCAAGCCGTGGCCAGTCGAAACCACGGTCACGGTAATACCAGAGCAGGAAATCGATGCAATAGGCAGAGTTTGCGCAATTCCGCTAACCATCACAGTTTGACCAGTAGACAAGCCATGCTGAACCGAAGATACGTGAACAAGACCTGAACTAGCGGCAATCGTTGCGCTAGTGGCCGAGATCGTAGCATTGACAGGAATCGTATCATCCGAGCTACCACCAGCCACAGAACTACGTGAGAACGAATACACTGCACCGGTAAGGTCAGCATTGCCGAAAGCATCGGTAGTCAACTGAACAACTGACGAAGCAATTGTGTTGCCACAGTAGACGTCGACCATACCGCCGTTATGGATAAGCAACGGAGAGTTCACAGCCTGAATCGTAGGAAGCACAGTTACGTTCGTTGCAGCCGTAGCCATCTGATACGTGAAGTGCGAAGTGTCGACTACAGTAATCGTATACGAACCGTTGTAGGTTGTCGGAGCACCGCCAGCAATTGTTACAGTTTGGCCTGAATTGTAACCATGATTAGCCAAAGTAGCAGTAGCAGTCGTACCTGAGCTGGTAAGCTGGGTAATGAGCTGCGGAAGTTGACCAGTGAAAACAGCCTGGATTTGGTCACGGATCATTTCTGGATCACCCATGCCGATAGACACGATCTGATTCAGATAGTTAAAGTTGTTTTGCAGATTCGCTGTAATCGAAGGATCATTGATCAGGTTACGTGTAGAAATAGCAGTTTCAGCACGAGTAATAAACTCCTCGTTTGTCTCAGACGAAACTGAACTATCCTTCAGGTAATTAATTTCAGCGTGAAGGAAATACGGGTCAAAGTTTGAAAAATATAGCAGCGAGCCAGAACCGATGTTGTACTGAGTTCCTTCTGCTTCAGCGATAAGGTCGACGTCGACGTAGTACTCATTCTGGAATGCGTCGTAAGTAAGCGAACCTGATGCGAAAGTTACAGCCGCTTGAGGGAAGAACTTCGAAACGTTATCGGTTGAAAAGTAAATGTCTGTAGTCAGAGAAACGTTCTTTTGACGTGCAAAGTACAGACGTGCATTGATAACAGCACGGGTTCCAAGGTTACGGGTAATAAACCAGTTGCTTAGAATGTTGTCAACGATGCTTGTTGGCGTCGTGTCATCAACGCCTTGAATAGTGTTCTGGGCAAAGTAATAATCGATGCCAGCACGAACGACTGCAAGAAGCATGGCCGAAGGGCGAAGCACCAAATCTCGAAGTCCAGTACCTTCACGGAGATCCATGTCGGGATATGCGGCTTCAAGGATTTGCTTCGCCAAAAGTTCAGCTTGCAGGATGTCTTGTTGGGAGGGCTGTAGCCCAGGTAAAACGCTGTAGAAATTTGCCATAGTTATAGGTCAGTACGTTACTTGTAGTAGTTTAATTCTTCCACATGTAACGTACCATCCTATCACGTTTGCATTTGATCTGTAAGAGGGAGATCGAGTTGAGGGAAGGGAACTGAAATACTAGCCATTGCCCCTGCGTTGGTGAGAATTCTCAGATACATAACAATGCTTTCCTGAGAAACGTCGATACCAAGCAATTGCACGGTTTGAAGCTGGCTTGCTACATCTGAATCAGTCGTATTAAGAATATACTGACACTGGGTTTGAGCGTCGGTAATCTGTTCAGTTAAATCAGAGGTTAATGTCGTATCGGTTGTTTCTACACGATTAGCATTAACAACATAATCAGAAAAGTAAGTTCCCTGTTGGGGAAATATGACGTTAGATCCTTTATGAGTAAACAGGATTTTTAAAAACATCTGAGCTACTTTCTGAAGTCCGGTCACCTTACGAGGAGTGTCTGCTATTTCAAATACGAGTTGGCTTTGTGGAAAGCCTCCTGGAAATGAAATAAATAGCATATCATAAGTTGCGCCAGTTGGAAGGTTGGAGGTAGTACCAATACGCTGATTGAAATTAAAGTTTAATCCGGCCATTAAATACCACCTCCAGGGGTAACGATTCCGTTCAAGGTACTGACAGTAGCAGTCTTGAGCGTTGCATAATAATTGGATTCATCCGTAGCTTCTCCCGCGCCATCTGAATAGTATGCAGCTTTGTTTTTAGTACGGAGGGCAAATTCACGCAACACCGAAGAGATGTGATGAACGCTCTCGATAGCAGAGCCATTAGGATAGTTTGCACTACCCGATTGAGATTGGTCGGTGAAACGATGAAGCTCGGAATAATCAATGGACGTAATATACGTCGTGAAATCTGGACAAGCTCCGCCATTATTCAAATACGATTGCATATCTGAAAAGTATTGGGCGAGTTGATTATAAATCGTTTGAGCTTGCCCGATGGCTGAGTTTGTATCGATTGCCATTAGAGTCCAATATCCTGCTTAATTTTTTCGATTTTGTTCTTAAGTTGCGTCTTGATATAGTTGTATCGATTGATGTTAACACCAAGCTTTGCAGCGATTTGCGGGGCAGGCATCAGTTTAACGTTGTCAAGAATAAATTTTTCATCAGACGTCAGTTGACTCATGAGATAGGCCATAAGTTCTGCACTTTCATTGTACTGAGTGAATTCAGCTGGTTTATCCGAAGCTGATTCAACGAGATCTGAGTACAGAGAGTTTCTGTATTTAATAACTTGAGGCTTTGTCCACCCCAAGTGCTTAGCGAGTTCTTCTTCGGTAGGATCACGGTTAAGCTGATCGGATAGTTCCTGATTAGCCGAATTCCAATCTCTATACATAAGCTGCATATTTTCAGGAAGTCTGACTGCGTTCTGATACTTATAATTTAGGCGACGTACACGTTGGAGATAATTAGTTACGTGCGTAGATAGCTGAGTCCCCTTACTGGGATCGTACGTATTGATGGCTTTGATAGCCCAAGTTTTAGCCTCTGCACTAAGCGCAGCATTAGGTAGACTTCCAGACTGTCTATTGACTTCCTGGTAGATAACCCCTGAGAGTTGATGCATCAAATTACCAAGATCCCGCTTACTGCCAGTCTCTTTCCATTTGTCAAACAACTCCCGGTCTTTTGACCGGTAGTCGATAAATTCTGGTTTTGTAGTTTCTTCAGCCATTATAGATATACGTTATGATCCGAGTAGATTGCATTAACGTAACCGATAAGATACGCCTGCAACTTCTCAGCAAATTTTTGATAAACGAAACAGTCATCTGCCCACGAGGTCCCAGATAGCATACTTGAGATGTTCGTAGGGATATTAACGCTTCTTGGCAAACCGCCCTTAGTTTCTCCAAGGGCTGCGAATCCATCTGTGTTTGTCGTTGTCATAGTGCTATTTTACTCCTTAACTTCCACCAAAGCCAATCGGTGCTCCTGAGCCAGTAGTAGCAGAGGTTGTCGTGGTTGCGGTTGAAGATGTAGCATCAGAATTGGCAATAAAATCAGCCACTTCCTGATAGTCCAGAAATATGCTGGCACCTGGCTCAAGCATCTCTGAATCGTCGAGATTCGGATTCTGGTATTGAACAGCGGTAGGGTTATAATTCGTTGTAGTCAGATCAATAAATGTTAATCCAAACTTCGCTTGAATACTCTTCTTTCCTTCGATTGGGCGACGCACCAGGCGTAGATTACCCACAGCAGTCAAGAAGTCATTCTTCTCCCCTCCATTAGCCATTCTCACCGATGTAGGCGAACTTTCGGTCAGGAGACCATTAGTACGAGCAACGGGGACAACCTGGCCCATATCGAAGTCATACAGGTCATCGATAGACACCGCTTTAGATCCAAGCGTAGAACTATAAAAGTCATCCGCCTTAGACTTCGCTACGTCATTAAACAGAATCGTGCTGTTGATCGTTAAGTCATCAGGCGGATTGCCGTATCCATCTCCATCTGTCGATGATTTGCCCGATTGCCCAGCTGCAGTATTGATAATGTTCAAGGCAGTCTGAAGCCACGGATGAATAGGCTGCATATAGTAGTTCACCATTTCTGTGTATGAACATACTGCAATCATTCCGATCGACGTTCCAATGCTACGTGATGTGAACTGATGAGTCACTGACGAACACATTGCATGGAAGCAAGGCGAGTTCGGGGAATCATCCAAAACTTCCATCGGATAGCCTGGCACAATATATGGATTGAACAAAGCTTCAACGTTACCTGATCTAGATGCAACAACGGCTTTCGTGTACTCAAAGTCAGCTGCAGCTACGAGTAATCGTTGAAATGGCTGGATGGCAGACTTTTGTGAGTATGGATCAAGAACATCCTTGTCCGTGTTACGCACATACTCAACAGAGCCATCGTCGTAGACGTTTCTATCGAACCCGTAACGATCAATCCACGCTGCATGCAAATCACATAGAGCTTGGTAGTCAGGATCGGTCTTTGCTGGCCATGATTCATTATTCGGATTACCCTGATCCTGCATCTTGCCCTTAACTAGTTGAGCAAGCCAGTTAGGCATAGTAACACGCTTGTGTCTGACTCCTCGACCGACTTCGTATTTACCCGGCACGTTAAAGGATTGTCCAGTCGTACCCAAGAGATTAACTTGAAGGTTCTGAGTAATTCCTGCCTTATTAGACATAGTAGCGCCATACGCAATAGCCTCACGAATTGAGTTAGGGGCGTGATAGTGTGACCCAAGATCTCCTTGACTTCCAGGGATGATATCACTGAAAGCTGTTAGACGACTCGGTATTTGTGATTCGTCCTGGGAGATGTTAATAGTGTGATACATCTTTGGAAACAGCACGTTACACACAGGGCTGTAATAGAACGGAACCTGTGGTTTAACGATTGTTTCGATAGCCATCTTGTTTGCAGCAGCCATAGCTGCGACATCATCCAGATTTATTGTCGAAGTTGGATCAACAGGGATTTCTGCAGGGCTAGCCAACGTCAAAATCTCATACTCTACAGCCGTGTAGAAGTCTGCGAACATTTGCAGAAAGTTAGTCATCTCACCAGAAAAACCTAGCATACTAGTAATAGTGCTTACCCCAAGAGTAGCCTTGATAGCTGAGAGGCTATTCAAACGATATGCAGGTGGAACCATGACAGGCTTAGCCGTGGATGCAGGTGTTACTCCCCCTGGGCAATAATCTTCCTTAGTCGTATCTATAAGCGTTTCGATAACGTAGTGGCCTGCAAGACGATCGAAAAATGCTAGTCCATCTTCAACGAGAGGGATGTACATGTCAGCCATGATCGTATTAAGAACTACGTTGGTATAGCATTCTTTCTTAAGCTGATTCCAGAAGTTCATGATAGCCGAAGGCATACCAATGAGCCTGTTCTCAAAATTTACAAAGCGTTGCGCAAGTTTCGAAACGTCCGCATTACCTACGTTCTTGTTGCTTGTGTCAAGCAGATCGTCAGCGCTTTGCTGCATACCTGTCAAACCCTGAAGCGCACTGATAACGGCAAGTGTTGAGTTAAGGTTGTTAACCTTCGCCGTAGCCGCGTTTGGATTCGGGTCAGTTAGATCTTGAGTAGCGTTAGAAGCATATCCTGCAAACTCAAGTGTAACTGTGCTCAGCAGCGAGTTCTTATGCTCGCAGTGGAAAGAAACGCTGGCACTGCCTGTGCTACGGGATTTCGAGTAGTTAGCAACTACGATATGTCCCCAGAATAGCAGACGATCGCCTCCATACGCACTATCCGCGTAGAAGATATGCACTTTAGGCTGATAGTAACGTGCGATGTCCAGAAGACCTGGCTGTGGCGGAATCTGGATGCTTGCCGTCGGCAACGTTCCAATACCTTGTGAAATAGAGATAGCTTCGAATGGGATCTGGACGCCTTCGATGTAAAGCTTCACGTCCTGATAAATAACATCAGTGTTATTCGTAGTTCCATCCGATGTGCCTTCATTAACGGCAGAAATACCTGCTGACGAAAAGATATTCGCCGCCGCTTGCGCAGCAGTAGCTGTACTTGACGTACCATTAACGAGGTTCGATACTGCTGAAGTGGCAGAATTCTTTGCAGCAATGATACTTGCTACAGATGAGTTCACCGTCGATACAGCTGAATTTACAGCCGAAGTCGCAGTGTTAAATACATTCGTGCAAAAATTGTCCGCAACCTGTCCTGCCTGCACGAATGCGGCATTGCCCAGGCTCAGTGCTGGTGAAACTAGCGCTGCATTGATGGATGAAAGAGACGACCCAAAACTGTTAATACCGGTACCAATGGCTCCTGTTGAAGCTGATTGGATATCAAAGAGGGTATTTGGAGTACCAGTAGAAAAAGCGTTAGTAAAACTGTTATCAACAGAAGAGTACGCATTTTGAGTTGCAGTGTTGATAGCGTCTTGTTGGCTTTGACTCGTAGCATTCGACAACGCAAAGCTGCTCATTTGCGTGATCGGAGAATACAGTTGGCTGTTGTAGTCCGTATTGCCAAGAGACGAAGTCACAGATCCAAGCGTTTGAGTACGAATGGAATCAATAGACGTTCCCGTCATAGAGAACGTCGTGCTGGTGATCTTTGCAAGTCCCTTGTTTTGGGACATTACGGTGTTAACAGTTGTGTTTAGGATTGAGTCGAATAAAGCCATTATGACGTCACGTTAGCATAGATACAATTTATCGCAATAGTATACAATGCCTTTTCGAACGTGTCATTAATTGAGTCGATATAGGTTCGATAGTCTTCAGGAATCTGAGTGACCTCTTTTGTATACTCTACAATTAATTCTAGTTTATTCTGAGGGACCAATGACCCGAGCAGCAACGATCTTATAGGAAGCAGCTGTGACGGCAGAGGCTTCATACCAAGCATAGATCCAGAGTACGTCGTAGCTAGGAAAACAAGGTACGGAGCCTTGTTATAACTTGAGTAATGTACAACAACGTTATTATCTGCTGCGAGCGGAGTATTGAACGTCAATATAGAATTGGAAATCGAATATGCAGACATATTTTGAAGCACACCATCTACGTAGACATACGTGAATTGATACGTGCCATCCGCAATAGTTAGCGGCCACGTCGTATCCCCGGCTGAAGCCTTAATGACGTCAGTCGAAGAAATGTATTCCGGTTGAATAGTTACACGGGATCCTATTGCGGGAATCGACGTAATTCTAGGATTACTGGCAGCATAACATGCCTGACATACACCGTCAGGTGCAATACAAGTAGATAGAGTTCGTGTAGCAATTTCGTAAATTCCGTGGAATAGAAGATCATCAATCCTGTCCCGACTGATAACAAGTCCAGTAGCCAATTCAATAGCCCCCTCCAGTTCGTAGTTAACAGTTTGGAAGAGACCAAGAGTTGTCTGACAATCATTCGTTACGATTGGCACATTAGGCGTGAAAATCATCGACGCAAGACTTGTTACATCTGCGTTCTGATTGGGAACGAAATCGAAAATATCTTCGAAAACTAAAAGACTTGAATAACTTCTCATTATAACGATGCGCCTGATTGAGCTGAGTATTTAGCACCGGAATTAAGCAGTGCCAGTTTCGACGGTGCAGTACCCGATGAAGAAAGGCTTGCCATTGGCCGGTTTTGTAGGTATCCAGTTGTAATAGGCAACGTTCCCGCATTGACCAGTTCAGCTAAGGACTGAGAGATAGTCTTAGGTGCGCTAGAGATAACCCCTGCTGCGTTGCTAAGATTCCCAAGTGCAATACGAACCTGATTATCAATCGAAGTAACTTGACCTGTAAGGCCTTGAATAGTACCGTTAACAAGATTAACAATACCTATGGCCTGATTACTGATATCTGATACAGCTCGGATTATATCACGGACCGGACTTGTCAGCGCATTGAAGATCGATGTTACTGAACCCATTGCGGTTTTAACCAATTTAGTCAACGATGATAATACGCCATAAATAGGGGAGAACAGGCTTGCACGTAGTCCCGTCAGGTTTGCACTCACGCTTGAGAAGATGCCTGAGATAGTACTTCCAGCGCTGCTTAGAGCAGAACCGAGGCTGCTACCCGAAGTAGTATCTGTAGTAAAACCAAACGAATTTGAACCTACGCCATACGTTGAAGCGTCTGCGCTTACCCCAGCGCTAAGTCCTGAACCAAGACCAGTAATACTCGAAGCAATATCACTAGTAGTCGAGAAAGGATTCTGGATAGCACTTTGCAATGCTGAGAAGCTCGACTTTACCGTGTTGATCTGTGCTTGAGTCTGGAATGTAGGAATAGCGTTGAAGTTAATCAGTCCACTGTCTGAAGACGTAGGTACACCAGGCATGCGAATAGCAATAGGTACAAGCTGCTTGATCAGGAATTGGAACGAGAACTGAATGTCCTGATCTCGCTGCGAATTTTGACCCCAATCGATGTGTGTGAAAGATCCGATAACGTACATGTTAGGCAGCACAAGCTTAACCAGTTCGTAATTACGAGCCAGTTCAGTACCTCGCAAGGCTTGGCCATACATGCTTAGAAACTCAACGAACCAGCTATTGTCATCGCTATCGAAGATATAGCCAGAAACGTTCATAAACATAGGCTGACGGCCAAAGAAATACGCAACCTCACCGTCGCCAAAAGTTTCAGTGATTTGGAGTTTCTCATCTAATGCACAACGCACATCTGTAACGAAGAAGTTAGCGTAGCCACCATATGCGTTATTGCCATTCAAGGCAGCATCGAGAGGGCCTCCGCTAGCAGATAGAGATGTACCTCCCAGCCCTTCATTTACGCCTGTCTTACGGTTAAGAGAAGTGGTAGGATCTGTTGAAAGTATACGGATATAAGCACGGCTACCTCTATTGCCTCCCCCTACGTCTTCCGTATTGGAACCGCGAGGGCGAATAGTAAATAACCGTTCTATCTGAGTGATTGTACCGTTACCATTCTGAACACTGTTAGTGCTTGAAATAGTAGACGTACCATATGTAATATCGGACATTATGAGCTAACCGAAAAGTCAGTGATCTGCAATACAACTTCTTGCGTAATTACACTTAGCTGTCCGTCAAGACCACCAAGTTGAGGCGGAAGATAGGACATGCCTAGTGCTGTGAATCGGATGTTATCAATCGCCCCTTTTACCTGGTTAAGGTAGACTTCATAGGGCGACATCGCCGTAAATCTCGGCGAGATATAAGAACTTGATGATTTGGTTACAATAGCCATGTCTGTATTTTACCTGTTATTTCTTTTGTGGCGATCCAGCGTCTCTCTGGTTATCCGGAGCCATACCGAATAGAACCTGTCTCCAACCCCCGGATGGTAAAGAAGGCATACCGTTTGAGCTAGATGAATCTCCCCCCATCTTTTCTGCAACCTTGTCCATCTTGTCTGCGACTTTATCCCATTTATCCACAACCTTCTTCTGATCGAAGTTGTTAATAATGTTCTGAGTAGTAGCAAAGTCAAAGCGACCTGACTTAACAAGGTCGTATTGTTTGGAGTTCTGCATTCCCAGTTCATCCATCTGCTGTTCAAAGCCAGAAACGTCGCCAAGAGAAAGATTGTTAGCTCCATTAAGACCAGTACCAACAAGGTTTCCACCATTGTGACGAGCTAATTCTTTAGCTGCAATGTTCTGCAGAGTTGAGTTATCGCCTGACTTCACTGCCGCGATGAACTTATCACGGTCACCCTTATCCGTAATGCGATTAGGATCTTTCTTAAGCGATTCAACGCTAAGTCCAGCGTTCTGAGCAACGTAACCAGCTTGGCCAAGTCCAGCACCAACAGACTTACGATACGCATTAACGATATAGTCTCGTGCTTCCTTGCCTGTACGACCGCCGAGCAAAGTCTTGACTTGATCGTATTTACCACTATTGATCACATCACCAAGATCAGCTTGGGAAATGTCACCGTTGTTCAGCTGTCCTGCAATGTCAGAGATTTGCCCAATAGCATTGAACGAATCCATCAGACCAAGCTTAACTGTCTTGTCGCCAATACCAAGAGCGCCATTGACTTTATCCAGTAATCCGTTAGACGTACCCTTGTCAATAGTCTGGGAATAAGTACCCATATCCATAGCATCGTTGATAAGGTCGTCAAAGTTACCGCTTGCAGCTTCGGATCCGCCTTGTCCACGGATTTGAGGAGCCATGTCAGCCATGTCCGGGCTCTTTAGAAGCCTTCCAAGGGCCTGACTCTTCTCTTCCTTAGTCTTGGCATTAATGAAGGCCTGAGCGTCTGCTGCAGAGGCTCCTCCTGCCTTGGCGAGGTTGTTAATACGATTCAGAACTGTTCTGTTATCGAAAACAGAGTCAACATTGTTTCCAACGATGCTTTGACCGAACCTGGACACGTTACGCTTCATGCGGTTCCAGTTGAAAGTCCCGCCATTAGCATCGATTTGATTAATCTTTACCGGACCGGTGTCGGTTACCTTACCCGACGTAGCGGCATCGATTTGATCGTTAACACTTCCCCTAGCTTGAGTCAGGGTTGAACCAAACATTACAGAGTCAACACCGCCTTGAACCATATCGGCAAAACGACCTTCATCATAACCAAGGCCTTCTCCACCTTTAGCAAGAAATCCTACGATGTTATTAGTCGTATTGCGAATGCCCCGCACTGTGCTACCCAAAGCCCCGCCATACATATAGTTTTGCGATACGTACTGTCTAGCCTGTTTCTGTGCCTGAGCATTGCGTGCTTTAACGCCTTGCGAATACGTAGCGGGATCTGACTCGGCAGTGCGTTGAGCAATGTAAGCCATTGCGTCATCTTCGCTCATACCCATCATACCGGTAAGCACTGGCATCATTTTAGATGCGTCGTATCGCCCATCCTTATTACGGATAGCGGCTGTGCTATTCAGAATCGCATAGACTTGGTCTTCAAGACCTAGTGAGCCTCTGTCCTTAAGCTGTTGTCCACCTAGCATGCGACTAAACATTTGCATTTGGCCATAAGCGCCAAGCGGATCTTTCGAGAAGTCAGCACCAAACTGGCTTGTTACGCTATTAACGTTCATGCCTGAGCCCCCAGCAGATGCACCACTATGTCCGTTCACATACTGGTTATACATCGCCATTTTATTAAGCAATGTTTGTGATCCGTTGATCTGCGCTGTAAGTGAAGCTTGGGTTGCGCCTTCAGTTCCGCCCATACGAGCTACTTGTGCAGTAGACAATAGACCATTACGACGTGCAGTTTCAAACGAACCGAGAATATTCGCTGCTGCCATTTGACCCATATATGGAGTCATGCCGTTTGCTTGATACAAGTACTGACCCTGCGCACCAACAGTGCTCATAATGTTCTGAACACTTCGTCCAGCCACCGAAGCACTATATCCAAGCTGAGTCAATGCTTGCGTAGCTTGGCTTCCAGTCCCGCCTGCGACGGAAGCACCTGCGTTGCGTAGCTTCGCCAGTTCTTCGATCGCAGCTTTGATCGACGGATCTCCTGCAATGGACATAACCAGCTTGATCTGAGCTGCAATGTCTTTTACACGCTTGCCAATCTGCTTGGAATTAACGTCGTCAAGAAGTCCTGCCCGACCGCTGTAGTCAGCAATGTTTGCGTATTCGCCAGTAGAGAACGTAAGATCACGAATACCTTGATTGGTAATACCTGCTGCAATACGTGAGGATTCTCTGTTGCTCAGGCCTTGACCTGTTACGCTGTTACCTTGGGAATCTCCAAATGTTATACCTGCGAAATTATCACGCAAGTCTCTGGCTTCACGACGCGTATTGATATACGGATCGAAGATTGTCTTCTGGGCTCCATACATTGCAGCCTGGCCAACAGCCAAAGGTAAGAAAAGCCTACCAGCAAGGCCACCGGCCCCAGCTAGTGCTCCAGTCATACCTCTAGAAACTAGGCCTGGCATTGCCCCACCCATACCTGCAGTTACACCTTGTCCAATACCACGCCCTAATGCAGAGCCGAAAGCAGCTCCAGGCCTAGATGCATACTTGAATGCGAGGCCAAAGCCTGCCATCGGAGCAGCAATACGTTGACCTGCCCACACTATGGAATCGAAAGGTCTTGAAGAAATTCCCTCAACAGTTTGACGATGGTTATCTATGGGGTTACCGAAACGGTACTCATCAGCCATAGGATTTAGTATCGTATTAATTCCTGAGAAAAAACCAACACGTCCATACTGATTATACGGTTGTGGCCCAGCGTACTGAGGACGATATCCCGCAGTATAGCTAGGTGTAAGCAAATTCGGATCCATACCAAAGCCTGGATTCATATTTGCCGGGTTCATTGGGTTGGCAAAGGAATTGCCGTACATATCAGCCTGAGACTGATACACATCACCGAATGGGCTTTGATTTGAGCCGAAGAAATTGCCAAATGAGTTCATGCTATTATTTTAAAAAGAAAAAGCCGCTTTTTAGGGCGGCTTTGAATTTATCTGAACAGATCGCTAAGACCTTTAACAGCAAGACCTTTTCCGGATCTTTCGAGTTTAGGCTTAAGATGTTTAACCACGTTTTCGTAGTATTCCATCATCTGCAGTTCTTTCTCAGTATTCTCTGGGATATCGACATTGAATTCCAATGACAGGTAATTGGCCCAAGCCTTCTTGATCTTGCTATGCCAGTCTCTAGCCTTACCGGTATCGTCAAAGGTAGGATTGGTCAACGTCTGGAGCATTGTGAACTTGGTCTTCTCAACTCCAAGTTGGCTTTCCTTGGTCAAATACTGCCTGTAGACTTTATCCTGTAACGAACCTAGCTTTGGAACTTTGACTCCTGAGAGGTGCAACTTCATTCGCTGCATCGCCCAGGAGTTTTTTAAAAATTTTCCTCAAGTTCCTTGCATGCTTCGAAAACCTTATCATCGAACTTGTACAGTGCATCTAGGAGAACCCCGATGATAGGACCTGGCAAACGTTTAATAAACCGAGCCTTGTCTTCCTTACTCATACCCACGAGAGGTTTGCCTTGATACGAAGTCAAAGCGTATTGAAGGTTTAGCACCATCTTCGCTTCATTCATCGTTGCAACTAGATTAAACGTGGTGGTATCGATGATACGTGAGATCTCAGCGATTTCTTCCGACGATCTTGTCCGGAATTGTACGTGTAATTTTCCCTTAATTGCAACGTCTTCCGCGTATTCCCCATTGAAGATAATCTCATCAAAGATACGTAGTAGCTCGTCTTTATCGTATTTAGGCTTTGCTTCTTCTTTCGGATCTTCTTTTTCGTAAGTTTCGTTCTGTTGAACAGGAAGCTGTTCTTCGATCTTCACTTCTTCTTGCTTAGGGCCACGATTACGCTTGGTTGGTTTTTCAAATTCAAATTCGCTCATTTCTATCTCTTAAAAGTCAAACACATCTTTTTCATTCTTCACTTCGTCGACTGTCAGGAATTCACCTTTCAATACCATGTATGCAATATTGGCAAACACGATGCTATGAAACCAGTCATCACATAAGTCTTCGTCTTTTTTATAAAGACGTCGTCCAGTCACAGATTCTTCTTCGTAGATGTTTAGTGCATCCTGCCAGAACTCAGACATCAGATTCCAACAAGGTGTTTCGATGCGTTCACGACCTAGTTTAGCCTTAAGCACCATCGTATCCATATTGGTAGTTCTATCTGCTGAAAAGAACCGACCATCCTTGTCCCAACGTAGAGTATTCTTTGCTGCAACATATTGTATCGAATTTACACGATCATCGCCAATACTTTTTCTCATCAGTTCAACCTGAAGCTGACCGACGCCACGATCAGATGCAAGCATCGTGCATTTGTATTGCGAATATAGTTGCTCAACGCGTTTAACTTGATCCAGAATATCAATACCGTTCAAACGTTGCGAATAAAGGAGGTAGCATTTGCCATTCCAGTCATAACCAAGAACAGTAATAACTGTGTACGAATTAGAACCTCCGCTTACAGACCAGTCAACACCAAGCACTGTATGAAGGATGTTTCGCTTATCAACTGGAAAACTCTTATCCCACTCTGTCTTAGTATTGTTACAGCATGACATTACTTCCTTAAGTGAAAGAGGACGACCGGCGAGACCGCTTGGGCATCCAAACACTTCGTTAGCAAGTTTAGGTATCGAATACGTCTTTGCTTTATGCAATAACTCTTTCCATTTCTTAGGCTTAGTACGAGCCGGGAAAATTATTTGAGGGAGATGGAAAGATAGGTGATCTTTTTCCATCGGACGTGCAGCTACCCACTTACCGGTCTTCATGTCCAGTACTCCGCCGCAAAACAAACAACCAGGCCCTTCAGGGTTGATAGTCAGCATTCTGTGGCAAACGTCAAAGTCAAGCGGCAATGAGTATTTTTTACACTTCGGGCATTGCACAGCCCACTCCATCATGTTGCCTTGCTTGAACTTTTGCGTAAGCGAATTCGTTTCGGTCTTTGCAGTGCCGGTATATCGTCTGAAAGCGAAGTCAGAAGCACCCAACGTTTCTGCGAGAATAGGAGCGCACTCAATGCTTGTGTCCTGGAACTCGTCTAGATAGAGCGCATCAGCAAACACACCCCGAATACGGTCGGCGTCTTGTTCTGTTTCGGCATAACCGAGGGTAACAGAGCTTCCGTTAGTGAAGGACTTAGAGAAAACGTTCTTACGTGTCGATGGGTCTGTGAAGTGCCTACGAATCAAAGGTGAACTTAGGAACGGATCCAGATAAGCCGTAGAGAACCGTGAAGTTTGTTGAGCCAATGGGCTACTGAACAAGGTCGAAAAGTGTCCTCTAACAAGGCTGTTAGCTACGATAGCTGCCCCAAGGGACACTGATTTACCGATCTGACGTCCCGCCATGAGAGTCATCTCGTTCGGGGCAATGTCATAGATAATTTCAAAAGGTTTGTAGTCGTCGAGGTTTAACGGCTTGCCCTTCAACGTTAGCAAAGCTTTTGAAATTTCAGATGGCTTTAGTCTAAGTAGTTTGTTTAATTCCATGAACCTATGTTAGTACGCTATTTTGGTATAAGAATAATGTAGAACAATATGGCTTTTTGATTTTTGTCCTACGCTAGTTGTTTTATACTTACATAATGAGGCGTACCTATGATACTACAATGCGGCGCTGTAATCCGTGAAATTCCCGATGTACCTTTGACCGAGATTCAAAGACAAAGGTGGAAGAACTGGATCGCAGCTTTGAAGTCTGGGGCCTATCGTCAGGCAAAAGGTATCCTGAGGAGAGGTGATACGTACTGTTGTATGGGTGTTGCTTGTGATTTGATCTCCAAGGATGGATGGATTGAGCACGACGGGGGTTTCGGATACAGCTTCCCCGTAGAGAAAGGCGAAATCATGAGCACACAGGAATATGTGCTGCCCACAATCCGAAGAATGTATGGCGGCATGGGACCGCTTGGCATTTACGTAGGTGGACAGTTTCCGGATGGCGCTAAGGCCACGATGAACATAAAGCAACTGGCTCTTACCGGTCTGAATGACATGGGAGCTACCTTCGATGAAATTGCCGAGATCCTTACCAAGGCGATGTGTGGAGGATACTCCTATAAGATGAAGTCGGTTGAACTTGTCTATTAAAGACTAGTATTTTCCTGCCCCGTCTGATGTGCCGCCCCTCTAGTGTTTCCCCGGTTGCCAGGGGGGATAGACGGGGCTTTTTTTAGCCTGTAAAATTCAATATTTTTATGTCCATTGGTATAACTATATTGTAAAGCTAGGGATAGCTTTTATTAACCATTGCATTTTCAATAATTTTGAAATGTTTGGTATAACTATATTGGACAGGTAGAACATACGTTCTCAAAGTTCATTTTCTTTTTATCTAGATAAAGTTAAGGATTTACAAAATGGCAGTTATCAAGACCATCATCGTTGTTGCTTCGACCGATACCGAATACACCATTCCGGGTGACCGTAGCGTTGACTTCGTTCGTACGAACTACGCAGGCGATATCTCGGGTATCGGCAGCATGCAAGCTGACGAACGTGTTATCAGCATCGATGGCGGCGAAGCCCGCGAAATCACCTTCAAGCCGCGCACCGGCACGAAGGGCTAAGCACGCATAGACTAATTCTTTAGTCTGTGTAAGCAGAACGAATAGCAAGGTTCCCTCCTAGCTTTGCTGTTCGTTTTTCCTGTTTTTTTTAGTCAAGCTAGGAGCTTAAGAAAAACAGGAATACAACAGGATAGATAATGCGAAAATTCAAATTACCTCAAAACGTATCAGATCTGTCATCGCTCATTATAAAGATGAGAGTTGATGCGGGAAATAAGCTTTCAAAGTTTTGTACGCAGCAGATCCTGGATAAACGACTCTCGACGAAGACGTTTAATTACGAATTCGATATTAGTGGTAGTCGTTCAGGAGCACAACGTAAATCTGTACAGAAGCTTAAAGAGATTCTCTATAAGCATGTTAAGAAACAGATTCCTTACCTTGAGTATATTCGTGGCGGTGAACAGTTTCTGTTCCCGTTGAGTAATAGACCTAACGGGATAGGTATCAAACTAGAATCTCCGTATTTCCTAGTAACTGTTAGTAGACTTGAGCCTTCTTTTGCGGACGTTGCGTCAGATACTTTCAAATGGAAAAAAAGTATAGAGCGGTATTGTAGATTCTTGCGCTATAAGGCTATTAAGAAAGGTATTCCTATAAGTCTGTCTCCTGGGTTTGAGTTTTCCATTCATCCGGAAGATGAAGAGGCATACGAAACCTGGTGGAAGACAAGAAGCGGTGAGACTACTGTTAGAGTAAAAGCAGTTTCGACAGTTAAAGCAGAGTTGGTTATTTATCAATTTTCTACATATACTGTGATTGTTAGTGGCGAATCAGAATTAGGTATTACTTCGTATGAAGAATATGAGAGGTATATTATCAGAGAAGGGGATGGGGAATCCATAAGACGATTCAAAGATCCGAATAGGTGGACGGCTTCTCCCCTTACCAGTCGTTCTAGAGTTGAGTATTATCCAGGTCTTGAACGATATAGCACACCTGAAAAGATCTTTACAGTCCTTGACGAAATGATCAAGGTGATTACCACTTTTACACGACGGGTACAATATGATACTTCAGCGTTTAATGTCGGAAGCGTCGAAACTACCTGATTTGGCTTCTGAAGTTTATGCAGCAGTAAATAGATTCAACGATGTGGATATTCCTAAAACTCATTCCGATCTCGAATTATTGAGTAGGGCTTGTGTTCAGGTGTTCCAGGTTGAAACTGTACGCAGAACCAAAGCGAATCTCAAAAATATTGAGGTTCAGGTAGTTAAAGCCAAACACGCAGTTACAGATACTGAAGAGGATTTTGTATGACAGATATTGTTATCGAAGCCGTAGAAGCTCCCGTCGCTAAAGAAATTTTGAAACCTCAAGAGCGGCTTGTGGATGTGCTGGGCCATCACGTTATTCTTCTCGAAGACTGCGTAGCATTCATGGTCGGCGATGAAAAGAGCCAAGTCGAAAAGCGAGTCTCGTACGAAGACTTTAATGCGATTATCGGTGCAGTTGTTAATCATCGAAATGAGGAACAGATGGAAGGTTTCCAACTTCCGTCGAACTGTTTTTATTTCGCAAAGTCGAGTACCACGATTCAACTGAGTTGTTATTATGCTGAGCGTGTGGCTGAAATGCGTCACATGAACAAGAAGTACACGGTGCGTGCGCCTAACTTCATTATCAGTCATCAGTTGACTCGCCACAACTCTAAAACGTGGAAAGCGAATGGGTCGAGATACTATGCGACCAATGCAAAAGTAGGTAATTTGCCGAAGAACTTCATTTGGGGTGTTGACGGTAACAAGCACATTTATCTGTCTCCGTTCCCGAATACTTATTCGGAAGGCAATATGTGCTATGGTGGTAATTCGATGCCTACGCAGTTTCCAGAAAATAACCTACGTGGTCTGGACTGGTATTATCAGTTCCTGTTTGAATCCCCATTTAATAATGACTTGGGTCTTCGTGCAGTTTCTGGCGAGCCTTCTATTGAAGCCTGGTTCAAGAAACTCGCTGATGCAGCAAAAGACAATAAGCCTTTCCCCTACGAATCACTTCGTGGCTTCAAAGCCGTTTAAGTAAAACAACTCCAGGAGAGTTTTAGATGGACATCATTACTCAATTCATCAGCTGTGTTGTAACACCGAACGAACTTCCGGCTGCAATGGAAGCGGGCTATAACGAAATCTATGTTATGACCGGTTCGAAGGAATCTCCGATTCTGAAGCATCATAAGCTTCGTGGTCAGAATCGTTACGTTCGTTTGGCAGTTGACAAGCTTCCGGACAACTATAAAACGACTCGCATTGCTCAGGAAATCAACTTCCTGCCTGATGGCAAGATTCCCATTGAGTTGTTTGACCAGGTTGTTGCATTCTTCAAACAGGTCATGGAAGTCAAGAAGTCTGAAGTTGAGGCGATGATCTGGATTTGTTGGGACGCTGAAAGTGGCTATCACTTGATCGTTCCGGATCAACGTGTATCGAAAGCTTCGGCTTCGTATGACTGGTCGTCGCTTCCGACGGGCAAGACTATCGTCTGTGATATTCATAGTCACAATACGATGGGTGCGTTCTTCAGTGGCACGGATAATCGTGATGATCAAAATAACATCGGTTTCTCAGGCGTTGTCGGACATCTGAAGAGTACCAATCCGCAAACGGTTTGGCGCTTTAACTATCGTGACAAGAAGATCGAGTGCGAACTGGATGATGTGTTCGAACTCCCGGCTCGTCCTGAGGCAGCGGTCCCTGCTGATTGGGTTGCAAAAATCAATACGTATACGCCTCCGGTTACTGTGTATGGAGGGAACAGCACAAAGGGAAAAGCGGAACACTTGAAGCCGTGGCAATACAAAAAGGGAGACGCGGGAAGCGGAGAAAAGGAAGGCAATAGAGCTGGTCCTCATCTCCAGAACCAACGGGGGTTACTTCCCGGCGAATCCTGGGACGGGCGTGATATCGACTGGCAGGGTGATTTCTGGGGGATGGCCCAAAACCCCGCACTGAGTCATCCCGACGATGCCTGGAATCTGACTCCGAATGGCGAGGATGAAAGGCTTGCATATGCAGAGCGTGCGTTGGCTCGTGCGTTCGAAGATCCGAGCTATGACGAGTCGCATCTTCCCCCTGCTTACACGGGCAATGCTGGGTATAATCCTGCGTTCGATCCTGACGTCGATCAGGCTACTGGAGAGATCCGTAATCAGACTTATCAAGATGGTCCCGGCATGAGCATGTATGCAGGCGATGATCGTTACGATGAAGTCCATGCTCAACATGGTCACGACACTGCAGAAGCATTCTGTCTGATTGATGACATCATGGCTAATCTCAGTGGTAAGGATGAGTTGGTAGAAACCATTATGGCCGATATGTTGCATATGGCTTCTGATGGTCCTGCTATGGAAACCTTGTTCAAACGACTCTATCAGGAACTCCCTGATGAAGTTCAAGAACGTATCCAGATGAACGGTATTCACTAACCCGAGAGGCGCTCTTAACCGAGCGCTTCTTTTTTTAGAGAGACAAACTATGGAACCTCTAGACCCTAACGAATCCAACCCAATCCGTCTATGGGGAGAAATCTGGAAACTTCGAAGCGAAGCCAAAGGCCCTGACGGATTTGACACGTGGAGTGATGCAGCAATCCATGAAAAGAGAAAACGGATTGATGCAGAAAGAGATTTGCAACTCTTGAAAGATAAGGTTTTAAACCTTACTAGGGATTTTTAATGAAACTCTGTCACTACTGCAAAGACTTGCACGAAGAATTTGACGTCCGTCCGTATGGACATAACGGGGCGTTGATCTGTTTTAAATGCATGACGTCAAGTCCCGAACTTGAAAAAGTCGCTAAGGCCAATTTCCTTGCTCAACTTGATGCTGCAGAAGCTGCGAGTAAGGGCATTGTTATAATCGGTGAACCTACTGGGCCTCGGCCATTGAATTCGAATTCTTTGGTATAAGAATAGTAACGGACCACCACGTCCTTAAACAAGACCATTCGTCTAGCTTTTTAACCAGGAGTAAACATGTTTAAATTTCGCCCGCCTACTATTCCTACCAACATTTTCGTCGTAGGTTGCGGAGGAACCGGTTCCCGCCTAATTCCGACCCTCGTTCAGTTTATCCGTTCGATCACGAAAGAGCATAATCCGACTGGATGGTTGCCTTCGACGAACATCGTTCTGATTGACGGTGATATTGTTGAACAGAAGAATCTGCTTCGTCAGAACTTCATCGCAAACGATGTGAACAAGAACAAGGCCTCGGTTCTTGCGATGCGATATGGCAAGGCTTACGACATGAATGTCGTGGCCTATCCGAAGTTTATCGATAAGGCGATGACACCGTCGACGTTCCGTGCTGACTTGGTTAACACCGCTGGGATAACGATCGAGAATACTTCGAACGACCTGGTTATCATGTGTGTGGATAGCGCAGAGGCTCGTCGCACGGTTCTCAAAGCCTTGGCTCCGCTTAACTACAACAAGACTACGTTGTTCATTGATGCGGGGAACGAAGACGCATTTGGTCAGGTTCGGATGTTTACGAATCACATCTTGATTTCCAACAAGGTGTATCAAGAAGGCGAGCTTCGTGCAAAGTATCGTGTACCTGAGCGTATCGAATTCCTTCCGGAACCGGTCGAATACTTGCCGTACGACCACGAGTTCTATGAGAGCCTTCAGGACAATCCCGGGCTTGGTAGTTGCGCTGACCTGGATCAGACTCTGGCAATCAATTCGTTGATGGCTATGCTGATTCTGTCGTTTGTGCAAAATTATTACTACAACAAGATCGTGGATTACAACGAGATTTCGATTGACATCGGAAGTGGTTCGACGACGTATACGAAGAACACGATTACGAACTATCGCAACAAGATTGTTCAACCGTCGGCTTCGTATCACTCTTCGATCAGCAATGGGGTGAACCGGGGATTTGTTGGAAGCTGCGCTATGGTTTCCGCAGAGAATTTGTTCGACTCGTTCTTGCTTCGTAACAACGAGATGATTCAGCTTCGTGATGCCCAGGCAGCTCTTGCGGCTAACCAGGCGGTGAATCCTGAAGTTGTAGTTGAAGCTCCGAAGAGAAAAGCTCGTACTAAAAAGCCTGAACCTACGACTACTACGGGTCGGTTCAATCAATGGGCTGCACAGGTAGAGCCTGTAAATCCTGTTGTAGAAGAGGAAGAAGCAGCATTGGATGAAACCTTTGCTCTGCCTGAATCTGTAGGTGTGCAAGATTCTGAGTTTCGCTCTTTGTAAGTAGCAATGAAAAAGCCCCTGTTTTACGAGGGGCTTTTTTTAGCTTAGTTAAACAAAAACTGACATTCTATCAATTCTAGAAGGTAATGTATTTATTAGCAATTGAATTTGTTGTACGGTTTTGCCCAAGCATTCAGTTCGGCATATCTGGCCAAAATCTATTGCCTTTAGAAATATTTTCCGTAGCTGTTAATACTTGTAAATTGAATTGATTATGTAAACCGCAGACTATTTCATTTTGTAAAGGCACTATATGATCTACATGGTGAGTAATACCTGTTTCTTCAGAGAGTTTTACAGATTTTGCGTAAAATGCTTCCATTGCTTTTAAATCAACCCAAGTAGGGGTAGCCCGAAGTTTTGTGGCCCGTCTACTAGCGTTACTTAGATACACTTTACTTCGATTTTGTTTTGACCAATTTTTAGAAATAGATCTAAAAAAGTCAGGATTAGAAGCATATATGATTCTACGCTTAGTTCGTCTTTTATCCCCGTTTATAGTGAGCCAATCTTTATTGTATTGACTAACTTTTTCAACGTTACCCTTTTTCCACTCTATACATTGCAAACGTTCTTTTTCTCTTACTTCAGGTTTATGTCTAGTTTCTTTTTTACAAATACAACAATACCCGTTGTTTACGAAACGCTCTGAAATATGGCCGTTCTTACAAGCTTCTTTTGTAAAATATCTCGTCAAACCCTGAGCCTTAGCTTCGCTTCTGGAAATTAGATTCACAATAAATTACGAAATACGTTCTCTACTTGATGTTGTTAAATTATCTATAACGGTGAACTGTGCAAGCGTAGTACCGTCAGTTCTTAACATTACAAGCGTACCAGCAACTTTATCCCATTGCCAGCTACCAAGACTTTCATCTTGAATATTCTTGGTAATCGTGTACAGGGTTTGCGTTACAACATTTACAACGCCTTGAATTGCTCCAAACGCGTATAGGATATACGTGCCGGTAGCAGTAGGCGTAAAAGTGAAATTATAAAGAGGACCCGCACCTGCAGATGCAAAACTTACCGTAGGGGTAACAACAGGTGCGCCATTAAATAGCAGTGCAAGATCAGGTGGAACTGAAAGACCAGTACCCGGACCTTGAGCTGTTACTGTAACTAGGTTGTTAACTTCGACTGATTGCGTATACATTATTCACCGCCCATTTCTTTGATATAGCGTTTAATCGCTTTTGCTTTATTAGCGGTATCTTCAGGTGTCTGACCTGGTTCCAATGCATCTGCTGGTACAAACTCAAACGGTGCTACCGGGACAGAATAACCTTCTTGACGAAGCATGTAAGCAATTGTCTTTGGGAACGTCGTATCTTCAATGTGAACATAAACGCTGTCTGCTGAGAGAATCTTCTTTACTTCACTGATTGCAAATGCAAGCTCAAGCGAGGTAGGTGCAGGCACATATTCGAAGTCTGCTTCAATGTTGTTGATAACATCCGTAGCGTAAAGCAGGAAGGATGCATCTTCGTAGAACAGTTCAGGCTGGGTTACAAGAATTTGAAGAACACTTATTTTGTCACGAGTCAATGCGTCCAGGACTGTGCCTAGAGTAATAGAGATCGTTTCGATTTCCAGATCTTCCCAACCGCCTTTGCCGAACATACGGTCCAGAGAGTTTTTGATATGGGAAATAGCCGCCAGACCCATGCGAAAATCCGGTGCTTTCAGTTCAATACCGAAGTCTTCTTCTTCAAACATTATTAGACGTTCTTTGTTAGATGGAGTGCAACTTTCTGAAGATCCATAGGGAGAGTTTCCAGGATCTGTTTAAAGTGAGCAGGGCCGTGATCGAATTCATTACCTACGTCTGCACCCATGTAAGCCGAGAATCGACCTTTGCCAAGCTTGGCGATCTTTTCGAACGGTACGTCCTGACCGCACAGCTTTACTTTTAGTGCAGAAATCACTTCTGCTTCCTTCGTTAGAATAGTTTCTTTATAGAAGTTGTAGCCCTTCGTTGAGAGCCCAGCTTCTTTGTCCATTCCACAAATTGTATCACAGATGTCACGAACCGTTTCTGGTTTAATTTGACCCTGTAATTTATGAATGGCTGTAGCCAGTTTTACGAAAGAGGGATTGCGAGTTTCATAGAAACGATTGGCAAGAGCTTTAACGGCTGCTTCCTTATCCATGAACCCATGACCTGAATAACGAACAACGTCATCGCTAGGTTTGATACCCTTGGCAACAGCTTCGTCGTACAGAGCTGAAGCTTCTTTTGATAGAGTACCTTCAGGACGCAGTCCCGAGAGTTCACCTTCGAAGTAAGCCTGCTTGGTCAGGTAGTCGTCATTGGCAATAGCAGCGGCGGCGGCAGACTTTTCAAACGCAGCATTAACCATGCGTTCGGATAAGGATGCAACTTCAGCTTCAACGCCATAGGCCTTAACAGCTTGAGCAACCTTTTCGATTGCAAATACGTCAACAGCCTTGAAGGCAACTTTTTCATGGTACTTCAGCTTAAGAGCTGAGGCGATGCATGAATCCTTGCTGTCCAGAGGCATATCCTGTTCGACTGACGCCTTCTTCACGAATGAAGCTGCTTCAGGTACAAGATCGAGAATTTCTTTAAGTGTATATGCTAGCATAGTGTTTATATGTTAATTCAAGGATTCAGTTCATCAAGGCGCTCACGGCCAAGAGCTTCGTTATGGGCAATAACGTAATTCGATAGATGGCTCTTTTGATGATCTCCGAGCTTACCGTCCAGATCATCTCTAACCTTGGCGAGAATTTTGTTGAATTCTCCTGAAGTAGCCATACCTTTGAGATTCCCTGCGCTAAGTACTCCAAGTGCGTTCGGGGAAGTGGGGCTCGATACAACGCGATTTAACTCATGTCGCATAAAGGCCCGTTCCTGTGAAGCGTTAATGACATTAACAGCTGAACTTGCTGCACCGGCCATAGCGCCAACTACTGCACCGCCTAGTCCTACTTCCAGCAGAGGCAGGTGACCCCCACGAAACATACTCTTAGCTGCAACGCCTGTTGCAACACCTGTAATAGCGCCCTTAACGGCCTGTGCAAACATATTGCTTAGGGTACCCTTAAAGTCTTTCTTTGTAATGCCATGACCCGTATCTTCAGCAAGTTCCTGTGCATGGGTTTTAATGGCCTTCAGTTTTGTATCAAGCGATAGTGCCTTGAACGAAGGATCGTCAAGTACCTTGTACATATCAATGCCTTTGCGCTTATAAAACTCCAGAAGGCTCAGTACGATTTCATTGTCATTCATGTGTGTAGGATCCGTTTTTACTCAGATATTTTAAGCGGCGAGAGCCTTGATTTCCAAGGTCTTTTCAAGAAGTCTTACGAGATTGTCAGTCACGCCGGGAGTTGTGCCAGGGTTGACGATGAATCGAGTCTTAAGCAGATTGTGACTTTCGTCTGCTGCTGGTAAAAACCTATTCTCGATAAACAGGAAATCCCACTGGCCACTAACTGCGAAACAGCAGATAGCCAGTATGTCGAATTGTCCACGCTCAAGCTTGGTCGTAGTGATAGTTCCAATTCCGTCGACTTCAACTTCTCGTTTGTCGGTGTTCTTGACCATGACTGAGCCCTGCCAGGTTTGGCTCAAGACGTCGGGTCTAACTGAGTCAGTCATCACAGACTTGGCTTCAATGGAAATGGGTACATCTTTGTAGATGACCTTGAAGTCACCCTTCTCTTGATCCCGATCCGGAATTTTAATAACTGAGCTAACTCCCGGAATACGGAGAATCTGATCCTTAAGAGCCCTCTCAGCTAGGTAACCTTGAAGGTAACCTCTTAAGGAAGAGTTCTCATCTATCATCTCCTGTATGTCATCCATCGTAAACCCCGAAAGAATAGATACGTTTTGCATAGCGTTTTGGTTGTAGTTGATTGTCATGGGGATTCTCTACCAGTAGAGTTCTTCTGTCAATCATTTTAGTGCTATCCTCTCAGAGCCCTTTAGAGACGTTTTAAGGGCTAGGTGCTACTCGGGTATCAAATAAGTCTACGAGAGGCTCAGAGAGGCTGTAATCGATCCGGAGATGTACTTCAAGTCGGTTAGGAAGTCTGATTTACAGGACAGGTTTAAAGTCTCAGAAAAAACTGGACAAACACAAAAACCCGCAAAGCCTTACCCAGCTTGGCTTTCAGAGCTTCGTGTCCAATTTGTCCAAAAAATAAAATGAAACTGGACAGCCGCAAAGCCTTATCCAGCTTGAGTTCT